CAAGAATGGGGTCCCGTCAATCCAACACCTCATGGTGCTGGAGTCCTCGCCAACGGTGTCCGGAACATACTCCACCCACCAAGAGAAAGACGTTTGAGGAGGAGGCAGAGGAAAGGATGGCGAAGACATGGTGGGTGGAACATCGATGGTTATACGTGGAAGGCCGAGATCCCAATATTCTGGGAATTGGAGATTGCGATACAACGGACAACCCAACGTAATCTTGTCCTTTTTTAGCATCTAGATACAATGGCAACATCGTCTCAGACGCTCACTCTATCTGGAGACAAACTCGAAGATCTGCGTAAACTGTCCGGTTGGATTGATTCGTTGGCGGACAGTCCAGAGACAAGGGGGAAACTTGTGCTTCATCGGAAGGAGTTTCCGGGCGACAGTGTGAAGTGGCAGTTCCTGAGGGATCTCTTCAAGGATGGCAATATGGGGTACATTGAGGACGATAAGCTCATCGTTGATGGGTCGAAGGGGTACACTCCCAGAAACCTAAAGAAGGCGGCAGATTACTTTTTGATAGGAAAGGCTGGAGAGGAGATCAAGACCCTGCAGAGCAACGGATACATCAAGGCAGCGCACAAGCAGAGGACGCTCTCGCACGGACATCGGAAGCCCCGTGCTCCACCGAAATCGCACGACTACATCGCGGATCTTGAGTACGAGGAACGCGGATATCGTGGGGGACGGCAGCAGCGTCGGTACACCCGCAAGAACCGGAAGTAAGAGGAAGTAAAATGGATCAATAACCTCTTGTGTATCTTCAACGAACATACACAAGATGCCTTACTATCGTCGTCGTAACGAATGGATGTGGGGTAAGCCCTGTTCGTGCTGCGCCCAGTTTGAGATCGATCAGGCCAAGAAGCTGGATACTCGGGCAAAGAGGGCTGCTCGACGTGCGGCCCGGCCTCAGAATCCTCCACCGGAGACAATTCAGGTGACAACGGTCCCCACCGTGAACTATCCCACTCTAAGTTCCATCATTGCCCGGCAGATGAATTACTATTACGGGTACGGATCGTCGTACGGCCGTCCCACCCACGATCTGTACGGCTGCATGATCGGCCATGACAGTTATGATCCGTGGAACAAGACGCGGAATTGGGGGGAGTAATAAAAACGGATCCGCGAAGTCCCAGACCTTTTAGGTATAGCGAGCATATATCACACAATGGCCACAACTACTATTTATATCCTTCGTCTTTCCGGCGGTAAATACTACGTCGGCAAGACGGACAACATGGAGAAGCGGTATCAGCAGCATCTATCTGGGAACGGTTCCGCATGGACTCGGAAATATAAGCCAACTGCAATTGAGAAGACGATTACGGGAGCCTCGCCATTTGACGAGGACCGGTATGTGAAGGAGTATATGTCAAAGCACGGCATTGATAATGTGCGCGGAGGTCAGTATGTTGAAATGTATCTCGGAGACATGCAGATGGAGGAAATCAAGAAATCTATTCGCGGTGCAGCCGATTTGTGTATGCGTTGTGGACGCGGAAACCACTGGGCGAAAGACTGTATCGCCCTTAGAGATGTACACGGTAAGGAAATTTGTAACAGCGACGATGAATACGAGGAAGTTTGGGGATGTGAGTACTGTGACCGAGAGTTCACAACACGGTTTGGATGCATGATTCATGAGCGGTCTTGCAAGTCTACACGTATTGTAAAGGTAAATGCTGCGTCTTCACCCACCTGCTACAAGTGTGGCCATGAAGGTCATTATTCTACGACATGCTATGCGAAGAAGCACATTAAAGGGTATCTACTTGATTAAAACGGATCCGTCCAGCCTCAGTCTTTTCCAGTAGCATACAACAGAATGGAGCCAATTACTCGTGAGCAGCTACAGAACCTGAAGGCCGAGGCTGATCGCATCATGAGGCGCAATAATCTTCAGAATTATGTTCGCCAATACTATCAACAAATCAAGCAATTTGCGACTTCAAGTATTGAAACGAGACGTGTTATTGATACGAGGGGTCATATTAATGATATGTGTAATGACATTGTCATTGAACTGCGAACTCTGTTTCCAGGTTGTCTAGTCGAATACCGCGAGACAAGGAATATGAATAATAAAGTTATTGAGAGTGGAATTGTTGTAGATTGGTCGTAAAACGAATCCCGCATCGCCCAGTCTTTTTCAACAGCACAACCAGAATGAACTACGATGATCGTCTGGCACTCGTCAAGTACTATCTTCCTCGCAGGGTGGTGGCTGCGGTGAAGGAGTCATATCTAAAATTTGAGGACCGTAAGGGCTTCTTCATGTGTTGGCTTCAGACGGAGGCGAGCTTTGAAATCGCAGACATGTATGCCGGAGAGTTCAAGAAGCGGTTCGGAGATTACATTACGCTGAAAGTTGAGAACGATATTCGGTTGGTAGCGGGCATGATTCCTAACTTTCTCAAGGCGTACATTGAAATCCAGGACGACGCATTTGAATGTCGGGAACGTACGTGCAGTCTAGTCAAGGCGTTTGTGGAGGAGCAGCTAGAGGATTTCGGGAACTGGTGTGGCGAAGTGTGTATCGGGATGCCGGACGAGGACGAGAAGGAGTTGTAGAAAACGGATAAATAGCTATTTTTACATGGTCTCCTATCAATAACTGGATGGATCTTCTTCAAGATGCCATGAAACAGAAGAAGGTAAAAAACATCGCAGAAACCCTCGGCGTATGCGCGGGAACGATTAATCGGTGGTTGAAACTCCAAAATGTTCCTCCGCAGTACAAGGCCGATCTTCTTCGGATACTTTCTCGCGACGTAGATTATGCCACGTTTACATCGAAAGAAAAGGACCAGTTCTTCACACTGCCCGAGGTTGCTCGGCACTGCTGGGATGTGTTTCTAGAAAAGAACGTCGCAGACGTAGAAGAGTACACATTTATCGAACCCTCTGCTGGCAGTGGTAGTTTCCTAGGGGTTCTTCCTGTCGGGTATATTGCCTTAGACATTGAACCTCGGCACCCTGATATTGTGAAACAAGACTATCTCCAGTGGACTCCGCCGTCTGATGGTCGGAAGTACATTGTATTCGGAAACCCGCCGTTCGGTCTCAGGGGGCATCTTGCTCTTCAGTTTATCAACCATTCGGAACCGTTCGCCGATTTCGTATGTTTCATTGTTCCCCAACTATTCGAAAGTGACGGCAAGGGGTCGCCTAGGAAGCGGGTTTCTGGGTTCAATCTCATTCACAGTGAAAAACTCGATACCGTGTTTCAGACACCCGAAGATACGAACGTTGATGTGAATGTAGTATTCCAGATTTGGTCGAAACATATTGAGAATCCGGACTATGTCATTCGTGCTCTTCCTACCGATGTTCTCAAAGTATACTCTCTCTCCGATGGAGGCGATGTATCCTCGACCCGGAACAAGGATATGATCGGGAAATGCGACATCTATCTCCCGTCAACGTGTTTCGGAGATGACGCAATGAAGGTTTACAGTACGTTTGAGGAACTTCCGAATCGTAAGGGGTACGGTATTGTGTTCCAGCAGAAGAAGGAAGAGTTTATCGAGAAAGCTAAAAATATTGACTGGGTGGCTGCTAGCTTTCGATCCACAAACTCTGCATACAATTTACGTACCTCTATTATCTGCGACCAGTTTACACTACCGTCCGACGAATGAATTCACTGATGTCAGGCATGGTGGTCTCCGGGCCCACCTTGAGTGAGCACCCCGCGCCGACTGCGCGTTCGAGGTTCGTGACCGCAAAGTCGAACTTGAAGACGTCGGACGTGCCCTTGCGAGGGTGAGGCGTGCGCCCGATAATCGGGTGCTTAATTTTCATATCAAACTTCGGAAGAACTGTCAGGTAGAACAGGTCCGGCATAATGTCGACGAACAGGAGGTAGTCATATCCATCCGTCTTAAGAGTCTCGTGCTGGAAACCACCGTGGATCCCAATGCGAGCGGTCTTGATCTCGATCTTCTTGTCGAGAATGATACTATCGTAGGTTCCATCCTTGGAATTGATGTTCTCGGTATAGTCGCACTGAATGTCTGCGAGATTGCAGAGCTGTGCCATGAATAACTCGCCGACCTTGCCTGCGTGGTCGGGCTTGAGTTCGTTGATCTCCGAGAAGACGGAGTTGGTCCAGAGGTTTGATGCGTTCTGCTTTGCGAGGAGGGTGGTGCCGATGGTCTTCATTGCGTTGATAGGGTTCATTCTGTCTTATGTGTGTTCGGCAGGCTCATCCTCTTCTAGCCTACTCGCGGATCCGTTTTGGTAAAAATGGATCAGACCCCTGCCCCCTTTTTTAGTTAGCATACAACGATACAACAATGGGCGGCCAAACTGCATTCGCTTACTACGATAACGATACCCATCTCCTCACCTACTGGTTGATGCGCGATATGGGTCCGCTGGAATTTGCAAACTATCTCAACGAGCCACTCCATGTGATCAAGGATGTGGCTCGTCCCCTGATTCAGGGTCACTGCCTGTTGGACGAGTTCAAGAGCAAGGCGTTTCAAGACGAGCACGATCTCGTGTGGGCGGCCGTTATCATGGAAGGTTCGATTGTGTGCTACAATCACCAGTACACGATCATCATGAAGAAGCGGAAGGATTAACGCCGTATGGTCCGGCGATGACGGCGGGTCTTACGATGACGGCGCTTCACGGTCTTATTCTTCTTTTTCCCTCCCTCGCGGTACGGTGGCAAGACGCGGCCTTCATACGGCTGTTCGGGCTCAGTGTGTCCCGGTACATCTACTTTTCCATGTCCCTTCCGTTCAAACGTCTCTGTAGAATTGGGTAACATGCCAGACAATAACAGATCCTTAAAATACTTCACTTTCTTTTTGTATTTCGGATCGGTCTTCTGGAGATCCGATATGTAATTCGTAAGTTTACTATCCATCATGTCCACCAAATCATAACTAGACGCAGATGGGTTTCTCCTATATAAATCATTTGCGGCATCATCTATCTCTCTCCTCATTCGAGGGATGGATGGGGCATTATCCATTCGTGTTTCCTTGTTAGTATCCGATATTTGTTTTGGTTTATGCGTAGAGCCCGTATACAGGTAAGGATGTCGGTTGACGACGACATTATTGTCTGTGATATTTGCGGTGATGAGACAGCCGATGCTGAACGGATCACCAACGAGAATTGGGAGTTCTGTGCCGGTCTAGAAAAGCAGTTCTGTGGAAAGTGTAGAGTTAAGCGGACAGACCCGCCGTGTGACGATTCTGATTGTGATGCCGATGTATGTTACAACGCTCATCACACCAACGAGTAAAGAAGTTTCGTAAGTCCATCTTTTTATGTATAAACCCTGCAGGGATGGTCACGTACACAAACTACATTGTGGAACTCACAGGAAACGTGAACTGGAACGATACCGACGTCCGCGAAATTCTCGTGAAACATCGGACTACTTGCGAATGGCTTCGTTTGCGGGGAACAAAGAAGACTCGAGTCATTTTTGTTGTGAACGATGACGATTCTATTGAAGGTATTCTTCAGGATCTTTACCGGCTGTATTCTGTCGCTATGAAATACAACAAGATGATCGAAGAGTCTGGATTTTAATATTTTCTCTAACACAGATCCAATCAAATGGTCTTGCCCCGTATCCGTCCTCTAACATGGAGCGATTATGCATCGTGCCGCTTCATGTTTGAAGATGTGTTTGACGTAACGGAACTGAAGAAGTTTTGCTCTGCTTGGAAAACACGGTCCGAACAGCATTCTTACGTTGCCATGTACACGGACACGATCGTTGGATTTGCTCTGGTGGGGTCCAAAAACGATATCCAGTATATCTGCGTCCATCAAGATTTTCAGAAACAGAAGATTGGTACCCTACTCCTCGAAAAGGTCCTGGACTCTATGTCCGACGAACGAAGAGTGTATCTGGTAACAGCGGACGATAAGCGCCTCACCAACTGGTACGGAAAGTATGGGTTCGAGGTAACCAAGAACTATCAGTACAATTCTGCCTATTCGGGATCCGACATGGTCTTGCGACAGAGGTGCCGAAGATATACTACTGCCGAAACAGGGGGCTCACGTAATCATGAATCATCTGGCGTAGGGGAATGAGGTAATACTGAATGGTACTGTTTAGAGCAGACGTCGTCAGAACGGTGAGAGCAGACGCAAACACGATCTTACGATCTAGTTCCGTAAATTTCCCCGTAGTTGTGAAAGGATTAAAGCGCCAAATGAGGAACAGGCTGATATAGACTTTAATGTACTTTTCCAGTGTTTCAATGTATTCGGGAGCGGTTCCAACTAGACCGATAAGAACGGCAAGATAAGTTACTGTTACAAGAAAGGCAGACCAGAGGTAGGCACCTGCCTGCAGATTCCAAGCGTCCATAGCTATTAAGTATTTAGGGAGAGATTCCGTAGTTCAGATGGCGGTCTCTTCGTATAGTTGGTTAGTACGTGAGGTTCTGATTCTCACAACCCCGGTTCGAATCCGGGAGAGACCTTCCACCTACCTCGGGATAACTCAGTTGGTAGAGTGACGGATTGTAGCTAGAAGAAAGCTAAGCAATGAAACTCCGTGTGTCGCTGGTTCGATTCCGGCTCCTGAGATTTAAGGTTCTTTAGCTCACCTGGTAGAGCATCTGGCTGTTATTCGAAAATAGCCGACCGGAAGGTAGTTGGTTCGATCCCAACAAGAACCGTGAATGGTTTTTATCCATACCCCTACGGGTTAGGATAAGACCCCTTCTTCACTTTAAACGCTAGAGTGGCCGTGTTAATGCTGTTCTTGGGGAGACGAACATGTGCGTACCTCCCGTGATCGGGGAACTCAATACGGCCTTCCCACGACACACCTGTCTTCACCCATTCAGAAATCTTGGATTTCATATCAAGATATGCGGGATCATCTTCGGTAACACCGGTTCGCAGAAGGGCACGAAGTAGTTCGAGTCCTTCAGCGAGTCTGTCCTCTAGTGTCTTATCGGCAGGCATTGGGTTACTTCTTCGAGAATCATTTAAATATGATATACGTAAGTTGTAGAATGCATTTGCGTATACTGAATCTACCCACACGAAATAGACGGAAACGGTATACAATTAAAGGCACTCCCGATGGGTTTGGATCGCAGTATCAAGCCGTTATGTCTGGAATCGCGTATTGTGAATTTATGAAGTACGAATACATTCATACGCCATTTGTATTCTTGGGACACGGCGAAAATCCGGCAGGTCTAACCAACTTTATAGGAATCCCCCCAGGAAATACGAGGGATGTTGATATTTCTGAGTTTCGGGCAGACCCCGTTCACAATTCTGAGAGACCGAGTGTATACTATACCGAGAACGTCCGAAACATACTGCGAAACTACTACTTTTCAACAGCTAAGCCTACTATCCCACCAACCGATATAGTTATTCATATCCGCAGGGGAGATGTAGGCGCACACGCTCCAGACCGGTTTACCTCAAATACTGACTATGTAGCTATCATACAGATGCTAAAAGCTACATACCCGAACAGGACAATTACAATTCACTCAGAGGGTACACTAGATGATTTCAAGGAGTTGGCGATCGAAGGAGTAGATTTCAGGCTCAATGATGCAGTCGTGACATCGTTTCATTGCATGGTAACAGCCAACGTTCTTGTTACGGCCAAAAGCAGTTTTTCGTATGCGGCAGCTATTCTTAACCGAAATAAAGTTTACTATATGCCATTCTGGCACAATCCGTTAGATGATTGGACGGTCCTCAGAGCTTGTTCCTTAGCCCAAAGCGCAACCTAAACGGCCGTGTCGGGGGTGGGGTAGCAAAGAGAGGGTACGTGGTGTACGCGATGCCTGGCGCAGGAGCAGGAGTGGGAGTGGGCTCCGGGGCGGGCGCAGGGGCGGGCGCAGGGGCGGGGACGACTACCTCCTCGATAACAGCAGGTGTCTTTTCTACTACCACCGGTTCCGGCTCCGGCTCGGGCTCCGGCTCGGGGACAGGGGTCGGGGTAGGTACTAGTAGCTCCTCTACCGAGGGCTCGGGGGCAGGAGAAGAAGAAGGGACGGGCTCGGCAGTAAAATCAAATGTCTCTGGTGTCTCCGCCATTTATATATTTAGAATCCCAAAAGACGTAAGGGATTGTAACCGTACGCGCTCTCCAATCCTGCATGCGAAAGTCCGTGAACCCCGACGGCAATAGAGAGAATGAGGACAAGGGTGATCATCTGGAGAAGAGGGAGGCGGCGGATGACACGATAGTTTATCGCGGCGAGAACGAGGGCAACAATAAGAAGTCCGCCATTCAGTGTGTGAGCCATCACAGACGGAAGGGTGAAGAACTTTAGCATTTATACTATACCCATATTTACTGAAGGTACGTCTTGGACTGGGATACAATATGGGCGGGTGCCGCAACGGGAGCGGCGGCGGTAGACAGGGTGGGGTTCGCTGCCGAAACCGACGGCTTTGTCGTGTTTCCGTGGACGGCAGAAACGCTTACGTGGTTCAGCTTGGAACCAAGGGCAACACCAGTTGTCGGGCCGCGCGATCCGGGGAGGGAAACGAGGTGGGAGGGCATTTACATAGTAGCGAGATATTTAGTATGTGGCTCCCATATTTCAGTTGGTAGAATCCCTCTCTTATACGCTTGTCCGTATGCTTAGGAAGGAGGAGGTCGGCAGATCGAAGCTGCCTGGGAGCACCAAAAGCCTCTTTAGCACAGTTGGTTAGTGCATCCGCTTTGTAAGCGGGAGGTCACCTGTTCGATTCAGGTAAGAGGCAAATACTTATGTATCATCAAACGATGGTAGATCAGTGGAGAAGAGGCAGGTGCGTCGTTTCAGATAGTAATGTTTATCATATCATACTAAAACAATGCCTGGGGCTGCGATTTTTCGAAAAGGTTATCTAAAAAAATCATATTTAGGCATAACCCCCGAAGGTTCTAGAATGACAGAACGACGAGTGATCGACTGTTTTATGTTTTTTAATGAGTTTGATCTTCTTACGTATAGGCTTAATACTCTGAACGATGTTGTAGACTATTTCGTGATAGTAGAGGCTACCCATACGTATGCTGGAAAAGAAAAGCCTCTATTTTATTACGACATTCGAGATAGTCCAGAGCTTGCAAAATTCAAGAATAAGATTAAACATATTATTGTCAACGATTTTCCGTATAAGTACCCAAATATCAATATTGACCGCAGGGATCAATGGGCAAACGAGTATCATCAACGGAATTGTATATCAAGGGGGATCGAACGTATTGGAGTCAATGACAACGATATTATCGGTATTTCCGACTTAGATGAAATTCCGGATCGCGATGTTCTACGAAAGCTTAAGAATGGCGAGATACAGGTTGATATTGCGTCTTTAGAACTCGATCTCTACTATTACAACCTGAACACAAGTTATGGCAAGTGGAAGTTGTCAAAGGTGATAAACGGCAAAACCTATAAGGCTCTAAATACTACCTGTTCGAACTTACGCGATTATCATAGCGCCTCCGTGATACCAAGGGCTGGCTGGCATCTTACGTATTTTGGTGACAGTTCTTTCATAAAAACTAAAATAGAATCATTCTCTCACCAGGAATACAACAAGAATCAGTTTACCGATCTAGAGTCAATCAATAATCGTCTGAAAAACTTTTCAGACCCATTTGATCGGTCTGAAGAAAAAATAGAAGTAGTCCCTGTATCAAATAATAATTATTTACCACACGAGTACCAAACATATCTATCTAAATATGTTGTGCTATAATAATGCGTGGACTGCGCCTGAAAACTATCAAGCGGTCCCATAACCCCGAGAAAAAGTGGGATGCCGTGTTCGTCAAACCAAACGGGCAGACAATTACCCAGCCGTTTGGTCAGAAGGGGTACTCTGATTACACGAAACACAAGAACCTCACACGCAAGAAGCGGTACATTGCCCGACATGCGCGGATGCACGAAGACTGGTCTGACCCGACTCGGGCAGGAACACTTTCGCGGTATATTCTGTGGGGCAAGCCGACCCTCAAGGCATCCATTCGGTCGTTTAAGAAGAAGTTTCACGTATAGCCGCCAAGTTGAAACTCTTGTCAAAGTATTCGTCCCATGTCATGGTATAGTCTGACGCTTTGTATACGTTCATTGTTGAGACAAACATGCGAACATAGGCAAAAAAGATTATGCCAATCACTAGGGCGGGCGTGAAGTCATTCATTAGTTAAACACGTGATGCATTCTCCACCGAATAAAACGAGTAGCTCCCAAGAGAAACTTTTCAAACCGGTAGGCTGGAACAATATTCAGTGCGCCCGCCACCAGTGTTCCTTCGCTCTTGGCTTTACGAGTAAATAATCTCAACACAGAGTTCTTGGTTTTCATCACTGCCTTCACTTTCTCATCAACGCCCATTTCTGCTCTCAACCCCGTCTTGAACTCCTTGACCCGTTTCATAAACTCTTTCTTGAGAGACATAACGTCTTTCCCGGCCGCCTTGTAGTCTCGCAGGGCCTCTTTGACCTCCTTGTCCTTCTTCACCTTTTCCATGATCTTCATACACCTCCCCTCCATCTCAATCCGCCCGTTATTCCACCATTCGTCTCCTCGTTCATTCATCTGTCCGATCACATTGCAGAGAGGACACGTTGACCGATGCTGGAGAGCGCGAAGGACGCACGGTGTATGATAGGCGTGGCCACATTGTAGACGAGAAGACGTCGTGCCTACAATGATGTCGTCAGTGGTGTTCTGTACGTATACAGGAACATCGAGTGGTTCATAGCAGAGGATACACTCCTCAGCCATATATTGTCTGTTTTCAAATCCTCTCTCTAACTCACTTTACTTCGTCTTGGGAAGACGGCGCGTCAGAAGTTCCTTCTGGGTTCCGAAGGTCGAGATATCCTCTACATCTTCAGGAATGCCTTCAATCGCTCGCAGAGCTTCCGCGACCCGCTGGGGCTGGTCGGAAAAGTGAAGGAGCATCTGTGTGCGAATCGTGTTGCGTTTGATCGGGGGCTTCACGGTGCGTACGCTGCGAGTCAACGTACCACCCGACATTCCCTCCAGCTTAAAATCATCGACCTCATTGTCGCGCATGAACGTCAAGACATCCGCACCCAGCCGGGTCTTCTCGTCCTGAATTGTCTTAACACGAGCGCGGAGCTGGCGCTGCTCGTCGTCTAGCGCAATCCAGCGGGCAAGAGTCGTCTTCACCGGCGGCGCTGTTTGATTGTTCTCCTCCTCCATGCCTTCTTATTCTTATCCATACTCCGCTTGCGACGCGTAAATCGGCCTCCCAGCGTTTTCTTGGGCGAGAATGCACTCAACTTATTCTTGAAGCTAGTAGCTGCATTTTGGAATCTAGGATTGGAGAGCGCGGTGTTCGTTAAGTTGCCTACCTTGCTCTTTGCCGTATTAAACTTATCTGTTAACCCGGTAGCCATATTTTGAACTCTCGGGTCAGAGAGGGCGGTGTTCTTTAAGTCGCCCACCTTACTGGCTGCATTCTGGTAGCTAGACATTGCTCCCTCCTTGAGCTGGCCTACCTTGCTGAGTGTATTCTGATACGCGGGGCTGGCCGCCACTGCGCTTCGCAGCATGTTTACCTTCGACATTACGTTCTGGAATACACCTGTAAGTTTTTCCTTGTACTTCCCCGTAAGCTTTTCCTCTGACTTGTATGCCTTGTTGAGAGCAATACCGACAAAGGGAATAGCCAGAAGAATCGATTCAAATCCTGTCTCGAAATCTCCGCGAGATGTGGCGATAATGGATGCCAAGAGTCCTACCAGCATCTTCACAATCGCCCCTGCTCCTTCGGTCACTGCTGCCGGTGCCATTCCAAACGATACAATTGCGATAATGAGCTTGGCCCCTGCTTCGGATGCAGATGCCAGACTTAGCAGGAACTCCACGAATATTTCTGTACCCGCCTTGATCGTTTCGGGCGTCACAAACGGTAGAAAGGAGATACCGGTCTTTTCAATATCTTTCAAGACAAACAGTGTTTTGTAAGTACTGCTGGTCTCTGGATTGGCGCCGAACATCCACGAAACCAAATTTCGTCCGGCCGTTTCCACCGCATCGCCCATCGCTCCCTGTGCTCCTCCCTTCTTCGCGTAGAAAACCTTATAGACCTTTTTGGCTAGCTTCTTGGAAAAAAGCGGCTCGGAGTCTCTGACAAAATAGGCGCGAAGTTCAGAGGGAGACGAAAAATGTTTGTGAGACAGTGTATCCACCAAATCCAAAATACGGTTTACGGCATCACGGTCCTCCGTAGACTTTGTGTGTTTATACATGATTTCTCCCGCACGGGAGGTGGGATGTTTGTCGTTGTAATCCCACACCATTGTTATACTTACGTTAGAATTTCCAGCGGCGGTCGCACTCTAGACACGTGACGAAGGTCGTCATCGGCTCGTCTGCTGAACGAGTTTGCATCTGGTAGTAATCGCACTTGGTCTTCTTCTTGCAGCGAGAGCAGAAGAAGAAGATCGACGCACTGCCAGACCGCGTGAATAGCCGCTTATCCTTCTCGATCTGCGCCTCAATCTGTGCCTTCCACCGCTTGGGATTCAGATCAACAATCGACATCTCCGCAAACGCGGCAGGGGTAATTTCTGCCGACAGAAGCTTAGCCGTCCATCCGTAGTTTCGCATGTTCTCGTAGAACTGGATACATCGCCCACGATAATGGTTCCAGAACGCGGGATTGTTCCACGTCACCTCAACCTCCTGCTTCGCACAGTCGCGGATACACCGCTGAAGAAGTGCAGCTTCAAGAGCATCTGAGAGTTCGGTCGTCAGACCAATCTCGACGTATCGCTGCTTCACGAGATCTCGGAGAGGGCAGGGAGTATTCACATCGTGAATAATCACCTGCTTGGGCTTGCGCTGCTTCGTGGGTGCAGGGGCATCCTCTTCCTCCGGGCCATCCTCCTCCTCATCCTCGACAACCGGAGGAACATCATCCTCGTTGACTCCCTCCTCGTCGTCGGCGTCCGCTTCAGCATCCACATCTGCTTCACCCTCTTCGTCCGACGACTCGCCCTCGAACGTCCAGCTCGAATAGATGGTTTCGTACTCGGCGGGCTTGAGATTAGCATACGCCGATGATGGCTTGTCGTAGTTGTCGGCATTGGAGTTTGATGACATCATAACCGCCATCGACCCTACAAAGATCTCGTCCTGAAAGTTTCCGCCCAGAATATGCTGGTTCACGTTATCGTCATCATCATCGCCCGACTCCGCAAAGATGGTAATCCAGTTGTCCTTGTCCTGAATCTTGCCCTGAAACTGGAGACCCGGCTGCTTCGTCTTTGTGCGCAGCCACTCAAGGACATCCGCGCACTTCGCAGGAACCACGAGTTCCTGCAGAGTTCCTGATGCCTGAATACATGTTGCCAACACCATTCCCGTTCTTACTCCTTCTTTGACGTGCGGTCTATCTAATTGGTTTTGAACTCTTCAAATTAGATTTACAGTATCGATGCGTCAAATCATTTACACTGAGTTTATTCATGTAGTATAAAGAATGTTTTCGTACAACTATAAGTATTCGCAGACGTGGTTTCTGGGATCTGAAATTAAGGATAGACTGTTAAATTTTTTGGATGGGTCTCAGGAAAATAGAATGCTAGAGATCGGCTGTTTTGAGGGGCTTTCTAGCGTCTTTTTCGCTGACAATTTTCTCAGCCATCCAAACTCAAGGTTAACGTGCGTGGACCCCTTTTTATCGATTGGTACGAACGATCATAAACAGTATTTACAGAATAATGAGGAAAAGACCTTTGATTTTAATATTTCAGTCTGCAGGAACGCGAATAAAATAACGGTGAATAAACTTACATCAGATGAATTTTTTAAAACCAATACGAAGACATATAACTTTATATATATTGACGGATCCCATGAACTCGAATTCATAACGCGGGATATGGAAAACTCCTTCAGGTGCTTGGAAAAAAACGGTATAATGTGGATGGATGATTACGGTGGAGGGGTTGGCGGTCTAATCAAGCCTACTATGAACGCATTTTTGAGGAAACATGGCGGTGAATACGAACTCCTTCACAGTGGGTATCAGCTGGCTATACGCAAACTTATTTGAAGTATAGTTCCAACTCTCCAAAACGGATCAGCGTTTCCCAAACTCGGAAATGAGTAAGCGACACTATCAAACACACAACAAACATCATGAGCACTTGGAAGGCAAAGTTCGAGAAGAAGCAGCAGGATCAGAAGGACGCGGAGATGGCCAAGAAGGTCGAGATCAACGATATCAGTTTCCCCTCTCTATCAACCGAGAGTGCGTGGGGTGGCGCCGGCGGCGGCGCGGGTAAAGCAAAGGAACTGCCGAAGAAGAACTTCGCGCAGTTGGCGGCAGAGTGGAAGACAGCAGAGGAGCTTGAGGCGTTTCGTCAGAAGGAGGAGATGGAGCGACAGGAGCAGCAGAGGAAGAATTATGAGAGCGGGAGCGGTACGACCGGGAGTCGGTTCTACAACAATTTCGGCACGACGCGTTCTCGTATGGAGGATACCTACTACGAGGACGAGTATGCGGAGGATTACGTTCCTCCTCCGACAGCAGATACATCGGACGACTGGAGGGCGGTTGAGCGCAAGGTTCGGAGGGCTCCCAAGTCAGCAATGGAGCGGGCGATGATGGACGGTGGCGGCGGGCAGCAGGGGGAGATGATGGAGGAGCGGGCATTCTGGCACGAGCCATCGGAGCAGGAGGAGAGTGTGTGGGGGAAGTACTAATTACTTCTTGAAAAAAAACAGGATAACCAGGAAGCGGATAATGAACGGGACAATAAAGCTGATGGTAAACATCAGGCCCGCAATCCTTTTTCCTGCTTGGGTAAAGAACAGGAGTCCAGCGATGATGAGTAGGGTGATGACTTCAAGAACACCCCAGAATCCTCCCATTGCACTGTACTGGTCGGACGCAGCCTGAATGTACCTGCTTCGTGAATGGGTGGTGGTGATACTATCGTTCTCTTCCACCGCATCCTCTAGACCTCCCTTCTGAACCGTCACCTTTGGTTCTTCCGCCTTCTTTCCTGCTCCTCCTGGACGACGGCATTTGAGGTAGAGCTTTCCATCGCGGGGAGTCGTCACACCCTGTGCGTCAAAAAAAGTCACTTCGCGATCTGCCACTTCTTGGAGAGGCCGACGGGCCGGTTTCACGTTTTTCGCCAGTTTCGCGTAGTCCGACGGATCCATCGTGACCGTATTCGAATAAACAATCCAGATAATGTTGGGTGTGCACGGGGGTTCAAGCGTGGTCCCCTTGTATACGTAGTAAGCTGGGGTATCGGGAACAACGTCTTGCAGGGACCACGAATTTCCGAGATTCACCCGCTGTCCCGAATCGGAATACGGAACAAATGCATTGAAAAACTTTGAGGATGCGGTGTCACCGGGTGATGTTCTGACGATGACGGACATATTGACCTGTTTTCCTGACGGATGTGTGAACTCTGCCACCAGTTCAGCTTCACCAAACACACTTTCAAGTGAATGCTGGGCGGTGGAGTAGAGGGTCATCGTTTTGCAGGTATATCCTTCACCATTGAAGGTAGCCGTTGGAGTTCCGTTTGAGAATTCTATTAACGAAAGTCCGCCAAAATCACGAGCATAATTGCCGGGTTGAGTGGCGCTTCTTTCAACATAGTTGCCTAAGGTGGCTTCTCCTACTGAGACATCATCAACTTTCCATTCACAAAGACGGTCGCAGGGAAGGGCAAAGGATTGAGATAAATTAATTGGTGACTGATGGGGAGCGCCACAGGCCTTGAACCTATCGGGCCAATCTTCAGCACTATCAAAGATGCTCATCCCAACCTATTATTACACGGGCAGACGTTTTCTTCTGGTTTTGTAATAATGAGTAGCGACCCCACTGTGAGTCTAGCCGCTGCGTCGCTGACGTTCAGCATCCTTTCATTTATTACAATTGTTGTTGGACTCCTCTTTCTCGTGTTTCCGGGATGGTTGGAGACGATAAAGACGGCCACAAGTAGTGTTTCCGGATCGGCGTCTAGCGGTGGATTCCTCGACAGCATAAAGGTATTTGCCGTTCTTGGTGGCGCACTTGCTCCCGATATTGTTCTCCTCATCGGCTTCATCTCCGACTTGATGAACATGAAGTTCCGCTTTTCCGTCACCAGTCTCATTGGAATCATTGCTGTTGTCGTTCATTGGGGGCTCGGAAGTATGTTCTTTGGCTCGGGATCAGGAACTCCGACAATCATCCAGCAGGTGACACAGGCAGCCAGCAATGCTGCGTCGGCCATTGCTCCTGGTCCATCGGCTCCCTCTGTATCTCCTGGAAACCCCACGAATCCATCGTCCCAGCTTCTGGGAGTCGGAACTGCGGTGCCCCCGATCCTATCAGCACTTGGAAAGAAGGCAGAGAAGGCGAAGACGGATGCAGAGTTTGCGACCGCACGCGCAGCCGCTCTTGAAAAGGCGGCGGCTTCGTCGGTGGGAACGCCTTCGACACTTGATCTCAACGATACCCCGAAAACTGCACTCGCGCGTAAGTCACGCAATGCGTCCAAGAAGTCGGCGGATAAAACATCAAAGCTGGTAGCCGATAAGTTGGTGGGCGGAACTCAACTTCCCAGCATGATTGCTGATAAGTTCAATCCGTGTGCGATTCGTGGTCTTGGAATGTTTGATGTCAAGGGATCTCCGATGGGACTCGCTGCTCTATCTGCAGTATTTGCAGTGTACTTCCTCGATATGACGGCGGGCAAGAAGCGCACGGGAACCCAGACCGGTGGATATATAGGATTCTCCACACTCGCCCTTCTCTTCAATATCTACGCCTACCGCGAGTTCGGATGTTTCCAGGATCCGTCCATGATGGGAATTCTCAAGTCCTCTGCGCTGCCTCTCATCACAGGATTCACAGTCGGAGGAATCGGGTATTCTGTTCTGAAATCCAGGTACATCGATTTCCTACCGCTAGACGGACAGGTCCTCGATACGGGCGCACCCACCGATGGACCGTCCAGTGTTCCATCGGGTAACAAGCCCAGTTGCTCGTCCCCGAACTCCGACGACCAGATGGTATGCGAGGCGTACCAAGACGGAAAGCGCATTACTTCGGTAGGGTTGAACTGAGGCGCTTCGTGAGAGAAAAGTAGCCCATCAACTGCGTCCCCGAATGACGACCAACCTCCACACCGTTGCTGATCGCCACCATCGTTGGAACATGGGTGACCTTGAACGTCGTTGCAATATTGCCGGGATCGGCCATCGTATCGACCGTCACCCAAGTAAGACGGGGGTGATCCTCCGTCAGCTCGGCAATAACGGGCTTCACGGCCTTGCAGGGACCGCAAGTAGGAGACGTGAAAAAGTAGATCGTCGCGGTCGCGGTCGCCATCGTGCCCTGCCCTATATTAACTATCTAGCTTTTCAATGGTTAAATGGGTTTTCTCGACCAACCGGTACGCGGCTGCACCGTGAATCTTGGTCTTCTCAAGATCGTAGGCTCGGGCATTCAGCGTCTTCTTGAGTGCCGAGATAAGTGCTGCTCCCAGAAACTTCGGATCCAGCGATGCCGTATTGGCTAGAATAGCTTTTACGAGATCGGTCTCCGAAAGAGGTGCGCCCATGATTTTCAGGGGAATACCCGTGAGAACATCGTCAGCGGTCGTTCCCATCCGCACAACCTTTTGCTCTAGCTCCTCGAACTTGACAGGCCGACCCAGTTCAGCTGCCTTATTCGCCAGCTGATCGGCGTAATCGTTCCACTTGCTGTCGGTATCTTCGCCACCCGTGTGCGCTCGAACATGCACGAACTGGTGAGCTATCCCCTCGAGTTCCTTCAGAATCTCCTCTAGAATCACTCGGTGAACGACCGGCTTTCCCTCTGACGTCTTCCAATCGCGCTTCCGCCATCCCGAAACCCACTTCGTCAGGCAATTGATGGAGTATTCGGAATCGGTGCAGATGCGTAGACCCAAGCTTGGTATGCTGACGATTGTCTTGAGAGTACGGATGCCTTCCAAAATTCCAGTAAGCTCCGCTGTTTGGTTGGTTTGAGAGCCGTCAGGGGGTAGTGGGCGACCAAACGATTCCGACGGTAGACTCGGATATACAGCTGCGAACGCCCCCCGTGAGTTCTTACGACCATTGTTAAGCGAAGAACCATCTGTGTAGATACTCAGCATGTATTTGTATGCTTTACTGTACTACACGAGATGCTGCGTCCGTTTTTATCTGCTTCCATACCTCGATTGTTTCCTCCGTATTTCCAATCTGCTTAACGTCCGAAACAGTTGGAGGAGCCTTGATCTGTTTCGTAATACACCGACTCTGAATGGCGGTCTGAACGTTGTTCATGTATTCTACATGAAACCAGACTCGAGAACGGTAACTCTTGGTCTCCAGCCAGCGACGTAGCGATTGTTGGCAAGCAAGGGACAAAAAGTGAGCGTGCCATACCATCAAAAGTTTCACTCGCTTTGCCGATTTGGAGGTCACCCAAATCTCAAAAATTTTGCCAAACTCGTCAACAGAACATACAGACGCAGCATCGATCTCGTGAATATCAAGTTCCGATGCGTGCTTTTCCGTATACTCTTTCCATACCCGAATCATTTCACGATCGTCCATTGGCTCGTGAAATAACATATGGGGCGGTGGAAATATGAGGTCTACCGTCATTATTATACTACTACTCCTTCAGCTCTGAAACTATCTTGCGCACCGGAATCTCCTGAGCCACGATGTATAGACTGTTCTCCGTAAGGACAATGTAGCATCCCTCAGACTTAAAAAGATTCTGGATCGGCGACGTGTACTCGCTCTCCGACTTCACGAGGTACTTGGTATTCTCCTTGACACCCACGCAGCACTTCTTCTCGCGACTGTCCGTCCAATAATCTAAAAGAATCGGGCGATCATCATTGATCGCGATCTGGGCGGCGCGGAGCAGGACGCCCGCAGGAGGTAGACTGGGTGTAGAGACTGGAGTTGCCGATGCGGCCGGAGCGGGGGTGGGAGTGGCCATTTGTATCTTGGCTTTCTTTGCGTTTAAACCTTACGAACGCAGTCCTCAAGCTTGAAGCGAGAACGCATACCGAGACAGGGGGTCTCCGTCTTGGGAATGGCGACAAGAACTTTGACCCTGTCTGAGATGAATGTCGTCTCCTTGCCGAAGAGCTTTGACATCTCGGAGATGAAGGTGACAACCTGGTCCACCGACTCGGACACCACCTCGTTCTTGGGCTTCTTAATGTTGTCCGTGAAGTCCGAGAGAACCGTATCGATGGCCTCGTGCAGCAGGTCCTCAGAGATGAGGCCGCGTACGTGAAGCTCGGCGGCAAACACGCCAAAGCCGCGCCGCAGCTCCTTCTGCTTGTTCCACGTACACACCTTGTCCTCGAAGCCCGGCTCGGCGAGCGACGGGAACACAATGGTCTTGGTCTGGTCGAACATCTTATTAAAGGTGTCGATGGAGCAGTAGATCTGGAGATCCTCGTGGACGGCGGGAATGGCCTCGCACAGCTGCGCGAACATATCGGCGAGGAGCTTGGCGTAGAACGGCATGGAGACGCCGCGATCGAATAGGTAGTTGACGATGCGCATGCGGAAGGCGTCGTCGCGCTTGGTGATTGTATCGGAGATTGTCTTCGCGCGGTCCTTGAGATTGGAGGCCACGACCTTGTTGACGATTCCCTGAATGGCCTCGTAGTCGGGATCGTCCTTCGTGCGAATAGTCGCCTTCAACTCGGCGATAATGTCGCGGCGCCACTCCATCTCGGAGGGCTTACGGTGCTGTGCGAACTTCTTGTAGTTCGGCTTCTTGATATAAACAGGAGCCACGGGGGCCATCTGCATGGCGGAGATCATGTCCAGAACAGCGGATGGGATGGAGAGGTGGGTCGTCGTACGAAAGGCGTAAAGCATGGTGGAGTTCATCTTGTGTGGATGTCTCTACTTCATTCTGAGAGAATCCGAATCCGTTTTATCCAAAACGGATTTACGATTCTGCGGATAAGATAAGTAGCGGCTACAATCATGACTACCTCCGAATCCTCTACCCCATCCATTACCGATACCACACCATTCACGAACACGTGGGTGCTGTGGTACTTTGATCCCCGCAACAAGGACTGGAGCCTCTCGAACTACAAGAAAATCGCCGACCTCTCCACCCCGCAGCAACTCTGGACCATCATCGCCGCCATCCCTCGTGAAGCGTGGGAATGCGGATACTTCTTCTTCATGCGTAAAGGTTTCCGTCCGATTTGGGAGGTTCCCGAAAACGAGAACGGCGGATCGTGGAGCAAGAAGATTCCCACGTGCGACCTCTACGACATCGCCATCGACCTCGTCGTCCACTCCGTCGTCTCCGCCGACCACATTATGAACTCGCGGTCAGAAGCCTTCGTGGGCTTCTCCACGTCTCCGAAGGGCGAGTTCAATATCGTGAAGCTGTGGACCAATACGACCGCCGTTAGCAGTGCCAAGACATTCCTGAACTCCAACATGAAGATGACGATCACGGACGACGTCGTCTTCACCGCACACAAATCTCGACGCTAGTAACCAGTTTAAATACAGTTTACCTTCAATCATAATTCATTGGTATGAAAGTACTTGTGATTGTAGTGTGCTACACACTCGAGGAAAAGTTTTTCCCATTTCTTGAGAGTCTTAAGACGTATCTAATTCAACCGTTCAACTGCGATGTTGCTGTTATTGCGGGATCCACAGATGAGTTCAAGAAGTACGAAAGAATACTTAATATAAGACATCGTTTCGTAAGTCCAAAGCGCCAGATGAGTAAGCTGTGTGATTTTGTTACACAGCTTACTGAACGGTATGATTGGTACGTCAAGACTCGCACCGATGTAGAACTTCTAGAACCCTTCGATTCTAATTTTTTCAGTACGCTAAGTCAGCGTTCAATTAATTCTAGGGTTCGTGGGTATATTGGACCAGAACGAGTGAGGTACGGTAATTCGATGGGAGGGCGGTGGGCGGAAAAGTGGAACGAAGAGGCAGAACACTATTCTGCTGAGCTACAAAGCCACGTTTGCGACGACCAAATCTATTTTTTCCACGATAATGTTATCAGAATGGGAGCGTTTCGACCAATCATAAACCCGAACGAACCACACGAAAACGAGTGGTTTACTACCGCTATATGGATGCATCGTAATATACCCTTAAAGATGATTGGTATCAATGTGATATTTCACTGCCGAGACGGACCGGTTCCTTCAGGACACGTCAACGTATAGAAAATAACAGCTATGTATAATATGGCAACAGTTCCTCGACGCGGTAATTTTACACGACGGAAACGTCGTTTTTCTTATATCGGGAAGTATGAACCTTCGGATCGACCTATGACGCTTGGGGACGAGACGGAGGATTATTCAAGTGCAGATGAAATTGAACTTCCCGAAGATCCTCGTCAGGTTGCGGAAGACGCAACGCGCGAAGATGAGCTTCGTGCGATTCTAGAGAAGACAATACGACAGGCAAAGGAGAATGAAGCGACGAGGAAGACGGCAAAGGTCAGAATCATTGATCGCAAGAAGGCACTTGGTGAGTATATTGCAAATGCTGTGAAACCAGGAGCGAAGGTGACCTTCCAATTCAAGCGCCGCGGAGAATCAGGAGGGCGGTCGAAGAAGTACACCAAAAAACAGGTAAAGGCACACGGCAAACACAAACAGAATAAACACACAAAACGCCAACCAAAACGCCGAGATTAGACGGGGCTGTGGCGGGTCAGGGTCGGCAATATCAACGTAGGAATGCTCGGCGGTCATACATATCTACCGCTGCCGGCTGTGTAGGTGCCTTCTTGAATTTCTGGAGCAACTGTACGGCCTCCTGGCGCTTGCTGTACGGAATTTTGTAATCCTCATCATTTACCCGCTCCCACAGCGTGGTCTTGCCATACATTGTTTCAAACGGATGATCTGCAGGGGATTTCACGCCCATCTCCCGCAGAGTATTCAGAATACCATACAGCTTGCCCCCGTCGTCGGTCATGACGCAGAACCATGCATCGTTCAGGAGAACAGACGGGTCGTAAGTGGGCTTGCGCTCCTTGCCGACATGGCCGTACAGAGAGGTTGAGGCCTGATCCTGACCTAGCAAACCAAAGTCGGTCGCCATACTCTCGAGACCCACGACCTCCCCCACCTGACTGTAATCGTAATTGGAAACTTCGGGAGCTTCTTCGGCTGACTTGCGGGCCATCATACGCTGTCCGCCCTCAAAGGAGCGCTCCATGTAGGGAGGAGGCTGGTGTGGCTTACTAGGATCCATTGTTCTCTTGAACCCACCTTCTTTTAAGTTCTTTTCCTTACTACTTGGAAATCACCGACGTATAATCCGAAGGTTTCAGTTTGGCCTTTGTTAGCTGAACTGCGATTCCTAGTAAAGCAGGCGTTGCGACGTTTTTCAGGAGTGCCGATGCTGCAGTAGTCGCATAGGTGAGGGAGTAGCCTCCCAGAACCTCGTTGGCGTTCTTGGCCTTTTTCACCATATTTTTCGCGTACTCCGACGCTACATAGATCATCGCCATCCGCGTATCAAAGGGCGTATCAACATTGAGAACAACGCCTTTCGGAAGAAGGGCAACGAGTTCCTTATTTTTGTTAAAGTCGTTGATGAGTTCGGGAGTAGGCATTCCGTACACAATTTGAAACAGGAAACCCATCTCGCCTCCGTGACCGCTCTTGACGAGCGTATCAACCCCGCTGGTAGCCTGCTTGTACAAATCGTGCTGCTGCGTTGCCAATTCCGCGAGTTTGGTAGCGTCGTAATCGTAATGTTTATCAAGAATGCTTTTGACCTGAGAGATAATTGTTGCCCAGTTCGGGAAATTACCCTTCATGTTCGTGAACTCTTCTCTCCGTCGGTTCTGGCCGTAGAGAACAGTAAGGAGGATCAGGACTGAAACTCCTACAAGGAGAAGTCCCCACTTCATTATCTTAAGCAGAGGAATTGGAGCAGGGCATCAGACACAGCTTGATATCCCCCAGATTGGCAATAACGTACTTGATCATCATAAACCAATCGTTCTTCATATACAGCTCCAGATTGTTCGAGAGGTTCGTGCACTTGGTAAAGAGAACTAGATGGGGCAGGGAGAACGACCCCGAAATAATGGCATTCGTCTCTTCCTTCTTGATCGAGAACTCCGAGTCGGAATCGCCTAAGACCGTCTCACGGTTGGCGAACTGGCCCTTGCACGAGAGGACGAGGGTAGATCCCACGCTCTTGATATCCACCGTCTTCGCCATCAGAAGAGTCATATCGCGGCACTTCTTCTGGAAATCGATGGACGGCATCGTAATGCGAGCAGAAAACTCCGTCGACGGCATCTCGATATTCGGCTCATCGCGATCGAGGAGGGAGAGGGAGTACCGTGTGACCTCCTTCTTGTCCCCGTTCTCCAGCAGGATACGCAGGTGGTTGTGATCTCCCTTCTCAATGTAAAAGGTCAGGGTATCGTCGTTCGTCGCCGTCTTGACAATACGGTACAGGTGATCGGTGTTCAGACCGATCACGGTCGGAGTAGAGCAGTGATACTTCTCAAAGCGGGAGGCTTCGAGACGCATGTGGACGAGAACAGTACGAGTATTGTCCATCGCCACCATCTTAATGCCCTCCTTGTCGAAGGTGAAATTCATCTCGACGAGGATACACTTCAGTGCCTCCACAAGAGTGCGAATAGCTCCCGTCTGAACAGTCTTCGCCTCCACAAGGTAGTCACTCATTTTTATTAGTTCAGGGCGACTTCCTTAAATCAAACTGAACACAAAGCCTAGCATATACCCACATAGGAATTCGACAATATCGACAAACACGTTGATTTCCCCGACGTCAAGAAACTGGTAGAACACAAAGAGGGGGACGAGCAACTTGAATTTGATGGCCATGACCCCAAGTGCAATGTGCCAGAACGAGTTCCAGTTGTCAGTAAACAATCTGCGGGGAGAACAGAGAAGTGTCGTGGATTTATCTTTGGCCTCTTGCCTTTTTAGGCGTTTTGGCAGTTCTTTTGTTGGTGGCGGTTTTATTGGGAGTGAATCTTCTGTTGGGGCTTCTGGTCGTATCTTTATACGGTCTATTTCCGAAAGAGGTGCTGTTTGAATCGATGGCATCCAGATTACGAAACGAATCGGTGGAGACGAATCTTCGGGAAACCTTTCCGATGGTAGAGTGTCCGGCGGACCTTCCGCCAACATGTATCTTTATCTGGAATCCACATGGATTAATCTCTATTTCGTCCGTGCTCTTCAATTCTCTGCGTGTATGTTCTCATCCTGCGTACCGTGCGAACCATGCGGTGGGACTACCGTTTTACCAGTACATTCCCATCGTCTCCGATATTGCTCGGTATGCGGGGGTGATATCGTCGGATTATGGGACAATCAAGAAAACGGTGGAAAAGGGGGAGTCGGTCTCGATTATGCTGGGAGGTGTCCGGGAAATGAACTTGGCGGATCCTCGTAAGATGGTTCTCTATATCAAGAAACGCACCGGAATCTTCAAGATTGCAGCGGAAACGGGAACGCCATTAGTTCCGGTGATTACGTACGGCGAAAACGAACTGTTTCCTCGCAGCAATAATACGATCGTCACTGTCTTGAACGAATGGCTTCATTCTGTGTGTGGGATGTCACTACCTGTTCCAAGTTGGTCGTCCCTGCTTCACTGGTTTGAACTGTCGTACCGACCCCTCAAACCAATACCTACCTATGTTGGTGACCCCGTAACTGATAAAGATCCAGACCTGTTAAAAGAAAAATATATGAAGGCGATCCAGACACTGTTTGATACAACCTCGCCCCCCGATTATAGCTTAGAGATTATTTAGACCACCTCCTCGTCGCCATCCTCGCCGCCGCCCTTCTTGCCCTTCTTGGACTTGCCGTGCTTGACCTTAGTGGGCTTGCCGTTCTTGATCGTCCAGCGGTGTCCTGTCTTCTTCTCCCACTTCTTCAGCGTACCCTTGCTCTTGGCGGACGCCGACTTGCGGGCCGACACGATCTTGCCGTACTTGTTGTACTTCAGCCCCTTCTTTGTCAGTCCACCCTTCGTGTGGTGCGCGGTTCCGTGCATGACCTGCGCACGGGATCCAACCGCGCGGTGTGCACCTCCACTCATGATTTCGTCGGCCATTTATTAGTATGGCCTACATTTTTCTATCACTCTTTGAGTTTTGCCGCAACATCGCCATCGGACAATATTGTTTCCGACGGCAGTTCGAGGTAGAGAATACTGCTGAAGAACGGCGACACCCGATTCTCAAACACTACGCTCCTGATCTTGTCGTTGCTCGCCAACGTCGAGATGAGGCGCGATTCTAGAGTTGCGCGTTCCAGCGTTGGCCGCACCTGTTTCACCTGAACCTTGCATGACGCACCGTCCCATACACACAAGCCCGTACAATCTCCTGTGCGGAACCAGTACACGAATGACGCATCTTGCTGTAAAAGGTAGGAGGTTCGTCGGCCGCACTGAACGACAACGTATCGTCGATCCACCCTTTCACAAGAGGTCGCAGGTCCTTGATATCGGGATTGGGCTGCGACAGCATCTTGCGAAGTTCCCCGTAATCTTCACCCCGCATATCATGCGTCAACTGGAACAGGAGAAACTCAAAAATCTCGGCTTCGTACGTTACCGATCGAGCAGTTTTCACGGCTTCAGGATCGGCTTTGCCGTATACCAGTTCCTCTTCACTCAGATCTTTGGCGGTTTCCACAATCTCCGTCGGATCCCCTGTCTCGAGAACTTCGTCGGTGAGAACGGGGATGCGGAGACCGGACCGAGTCACCAGTTCAACGACCACATGCTTGGCATTGGCGGCATCGTGGGCGTACGCGTACCCCTCATGCATTTCTGCCGCACCCTTGAGAAACGCCAGCATATCCTCCTTTGACGGGTAATCGGACTGGGCGATTTCCGAGTACCCTGCCACACGCTGGTCTAGAAAGGTCGGAACCTGTGACGTCGGACGGAAGGGCAGAAAAATTGTTTTGGGAAGAAAGAGGGCTTGGGCGCGGGCGTACGGATCGAGAACAACTTTGAGATCGGGGATCCGGTCTTTGAGGACAGTTTTGCCAATGAACGCAATGGCTTTGTCGATGGTCGGAATGTCACGGACACACGATTTTCCGCGCAGGGTTTCGAGGGTCGGAACCAGCGGTTTCGGGAAGAGGGACATATAGAGATTTCCGTTGAGAACAGGAATGTTTGACGTGCGGGATACGTGGGCGATATAGTCGACGCTAGACATATCTGCGGCATCCACCAGAACGAGTACGGCCTTATTGGTGCGTCGCACTGCTCCAATATTCATAAAACATGCCGAATGAATTTCGTCACCCTTCACGTAGATCACGTAGACCATACAGTTGAGGGTCAGGGCCGCATACTCAAGTTCCTCGAGAGGAGTCAGCGCCTTTTCCTCGAATGCTTGGTTGATGGAGTATACCCGTGCCGATATCTTGTCTTCCACCGAGTCTAGATCGGCCTTAGACCACGCACGGAAGAACGAACACCGTTTCGTAACTTCAGGGGCATCCAGCGGTGCGGGAATACGGGTAGTGAGACCCAGAATCTTGGCGAGCGTTTCGGCGGCATGGCCGATACCGACGCGGAAATACCCCGACTGTCCGGACTGAATACGGTTCATGGCTTCCACCGTAGCCTTGTACTCCAACGGAAGTCCCAACGCCCTTCCAACTATTTTGGGGATGTAGGCAATACGCAGTTCTTCCAGTCGGGTCTTGGTTTCTCCCAGAACGTAGTACGGTTCGGGTTCCTTGGTGGCTGCCGGCTGCGTATACGAGATCTTGGTGGTTTGGGCGGTGGTATAACAGCACGGAATCTGCTTCCCCGATTTCTTGGACTTGTACTTGATATATCCAGGAAAGACCGATGACGAATCGCGCTTAATCACCGAGAATTCCAGAACATCTTGGGTCTTCTCTTCCGCCTTGACTGTTGACCGCACCTTTCCCTCACAGACCGGACACTTTCCATCCACTAGCTGATCCTCTTTCAGGGGGATACGATCTACGGTACACCAGTACTCCGGGCAAATCACAATACCGTCGGGATCCTTGACATCCAGTGTCCCCGCGTTTCCGGCGGCGCGAGGATCATAGGCGGTGAGATCCTCCTTATCGAACTTGGTAAGTTCCGAGTCCTTGAGAATAATGGGTTGACGAGGACGGTCGCATTTATTGTAGACATCGGACTCTGACGCATCATACGTCTCGGGGTCAAACTCGCGAAGCTGGCGCAAGAAGTAATCGGCCAGCGAGGTGCGAGTTCCTTTGGGCTTGACTTTCTTGGACGCCTTCTTCTCAGGTTTCGGTTCCTCCTTCTTTTCTGACGTTCCGATTCCCGCAATGTCGCCCAGAAGTTCGTCAAGGAAACTGTCTTCCTCCGCGACTTCGGCCGCCGATTCTTCGGGAACTGCTGCGCTCTCGGACTCCACAATCTCCATCCGCTTGGGGCATACATCATCAAGATCTGGATTGTCGGGGCGCATCAGAATATCGCGAAGAAGGGTGATATAGCGCACCACACGACGCATATCGGGAGCATGCGTGACCGCCACCTTTTTAGAGGAGAACTTGAACGTTGGGAACGCCGAATACTGTTGCTCGCCGATATCGGGATTGTCGGATATAAGTTGTTTCAGTCCTGCGAGAAGTGCTGTCGCATCATCAAGGGATACTTCGGGAAGCTGTTCGTGAATATCGTCGGGGCTGAGTCCTTCGTTTTCTTTCAGCATACTGAGAACCCGGATCTGGTTGGCCGATAATCCAATATCTGCAGTATCTGTACGCAGGAACTTGAAAATCAGTTTGTCTCGGTCGGTGATATCGTAGATGGACCGCAAACAATCAAAGCGGCGAAAATCGGCTTCCTTGAGTTCAGTATCGTAATGCACGACTCCGGACATATCTTGGAGTTCCCACCGTTCGTCTTCGTAATCTGCGCTATCCAAGAAGGCTACGAGTCCATCAACCGATAAGAGAAACTCTTTGGCCTCTGCCTGTAACTCCAGGTGCGTCTCTGCTCCCTCTTCGCCGCGCGAACACGAAATCGTGATCTCGGTAGAGTTCACGGTAATGCGATCGTAGGTTCCCCGTGATTTTCCGCGATAAATCACGAGAGCCGGCTTGTTCTTTGACGGCTTGGTCGCATTCCACCAGTACGTCCACATCCGAACATCTAGGTTCGGTTTCTTCTCGGCGTTGTCCGTGAAAAACTTATGACGAGACTGTTCCTGTCGGCTGGAAAAGAAGGATATCACGGGAATGTCGGGGGATACAGTTGTTCCGTAAAAGATCTGCTCGAACCGATTACGAATCGCGTGTCCGAAATCTGTGTTGACCAGCGGCAGTTTCCAACGGACTTGGTTGATGGATACCTTATCGGGGTTCGGAACAGATAATACAGAGAGGGCGTGTACGAGTTCGGTCTGACGAGCAATAGATTTCTCGACATCGCTAGGCAATTTGGCAGGGGAGGTGGGACGTAGACGGGGATAGTACAGAAGTTCCAGTTGTGGGACTAGGGGAGTCTGAGGAATCACCACAAACTGCACCACTTCGTACGGATGAAGGGTTTTGAAGAGGGCGTGAATATCGATCGTGACTTTGGCAGACGGAGGCAGGTGTTCGGGAGTATCCGTATTGTTCTGGGGATAAATCCACGATCGTTCTTCGGGAACCCCCAGAATCCGTCGCTCTTGAAAGGGAGCATCGGCCGATGAATCAATCGTCATCCACGCAGACTTATCGTAGGACGGTTCATCAAAGACAAAAGGAGGATCGCGAGCGGTATTGTAGAAGTCCAGAGCCTTGCGCACAGGTTTACCTTCGGGAGACATCCGGAGAAACAGGTTCTCCCATTTGCGGGAATCTTTCATGTAATAATTCCCATCAAATTGGCCTTCGACATAGATACGAAGCCGATCGGGGTGTACGCCAATCAGCAGTCCAATACGATTCTGGACGGTTTCAATAGAATCGTCTAAAAATAATTTGAAGGATGCAGTGTTCCCCGTTTGGAGATTGAGAACGGTTTGAGAAACCTCCTCTGACATTATTTTATGCGTCCAGAATAATGTCGTCATTCAACGTTGGTCTTGGAAGCTGGAAGAAAGGTGGCCGTGTCGCAGATTCGTCAATGTTAACTCGTAATCAACGTCTCACCGTAGAGTCTGCGACCGTAAAGGACGGAGTCCAGTTTCTGAGGAGTAGAATTGTGAGCGGCGTCTACATCGTTCCGGCCGCGAAGACCATCCAAACAGTTCTTCAGAATACCACGCCAGCCGATAGTAGTGCGTTTGGTGGAGAATCCCTTGCCCGCAGGAATTTTAGTTCATAAAGAATAAGAAGAAGAACAAGATGCCTACCGTTCAATCTTTCGGTTCATGGAAAACTGGCGGACCTGCCGTGTCCTCGGGAATGCTCACAGCGAATCGTCGTAAGCGGGCAGAATACCTCGATTACTTGAACGCTCAGACCAATATTACCACTCCCGCGACCCCGTCATCGTATGGTCCAGTCGCAACATGGGTAGGACCGGTTCCGTTCGGGTCCACTGCCCTCGTACAGGGATATGCGGGCGGTGGACCAATTCGTAAGACGTTCAATCTCAGAGTAGTTCTCGCCAACAGCCGCAAGGACCGTGTTGCCTTCTGCAATGCGTGCAACGATGCGACAAATGCGTTCACTCGCTAAAGCGGACTATCCGTAATCGTCATACCGCAGTACTCCACTGGCGTCCTGCTGTAATTGACGGGGGTATACACTCCAATCTTTGACGCATCTTCCAGAATCCGACGAAAATTGGCCCAGAATTCTGGCGTATGCTTTCCGGTCGACAGTTCCGCCGTCATCAGGTGCGCCATTTCGTGCAAGACCACAAACATGACCGTGTTCATATCCACAAACGGATACGAAGGCGGATTGGTCTTGTCGCGGAGACACAGAACGATCTTTTCACCCTTGTTCTCGGAGTAGGACGTATCAGGAGACGTCATGGAATTCTCCATGAGGTGGTCGGCGTTAAACCGTTCCACCAACAATTTGGCTTGGGGATCAGATTCAAACTCATCCTGCTTGTAGAATTCCACCACCTTCTCCATATTCGCTTTCAGCGTCGCCAGGTGTTCGGCCGCCTGCTGTTTCATCGGCAGGTCTTGCACAAGGTACGCTTCCCCATCTTTCTTGGCCTTGACAGTTACGAGATTTCCTGGTCCACCGTTCGCATATAGGTACAGGAGATACCCTAACATGCCAACCGTGATTGCCACGACGTGTGGCGTAAACTTCATTATTCAATCAGGTTAAATTACTTAAAGCATTCTCTTTACTGAGCGACCTTGCAGCTCGCACCCGCCTCGCCGATCTCCAGCTCGCGGCGGTACAGGTCCGGCTCGATCGTGGAGTTCAGGAAGGGGGAGATAGGCGCACGGGGGTTCGGCGGGTCCGAGCGGACATCCAGATTGGCGTTACGGAGGGACTGGCCGACCGTGTTGATGCCGTAGTGGTACGAGGGCGACAGCAGATTCTGGCCCTTGAGGTCGCCGAGACCGACGGGGTTGGTGGCCGCCCACGACGCACCGAGTCCGCCCTGAGGGAGCAGCTCCTCAGGCGAGAGGACGGACTGAGAATAGGTCTGCTGGCCTGTCGGGTGCTTGCTCTCCTGCGAGAGGGAGGGGGCGGCATTGCCACCCTCAGAGTGGGCGCTCACGACGGTGGGGGCAGACGGGTTATTCGAGAGAGGTCCCTGAGGCTCCAGTCCGCCGACCTCGAGGCCCTCGCCGAGGAACTTCGAGCCGCTGTAAGCATTCACAACGGCGACAAGGACAACAATGCCAGCGACCACGGCACCAAGACGAACCATGCTGTTGGAGGATAGTTTCATCGCTAGTTTATATTGTTCTGTAGACAAAAAGAATGGATAAAAAGGAGGTCTCAGGGCGTGGCTTCTTCGACAATATCTTTCAGGACGTCCTTGAGTTTTCAGCCAAGCCCGAAACGCATTCGTACATCGAACACCATGTCATCAAACCCCTCCTTTCACGCATTTTCCACCACCTTTACCCCTACCTCATCGGTATCCTGCTTCTGTGGCTCCTCATGTTCGCCTGCCTTGCTATCATCCTCCTTCTTATGATGCGCGGGAGCATTCTCGACAGCGTCGTTATCTTTCGGAAATAGGGCGCGGGTCAACTTCTCCTTATTGAGGCTCCAGAATCCACGCAGGCCGCGCTCCTTTGCGATCTCGCGCAGATCGACGATCGTCATCTTTTCAATCACATAGGTTTGGGGGATCGCGGGTAGACCCAGTAGTTCGACGAGCTTGGCCTTCGGAAGAATATAGTACTGCTTGATGCGACGGCCCTTCGCCATCTTCTTGAGAGCCATAAGAGACAGGGAATTGAGGTCGACGGATGTAGACATTTCGTAGATTAAATGTGGATTTACCATAACAGAATAGGATGGATCTCATATCCGTTTTGGTGGTTTTTCTAGCCACCTTACTCGCACTTGGGGCGATGTTATATGCCTATGGAGTTTCGAACTTAGAGGAGATCAAGGACAACTGGGTTCAGTATCGCTGCAATCCGATCTATATGCCAATGGCTGATCTTGTAGGGTCGGATATCTTCACGAACTTTACCAACTGTACTCTTCAGGCCACCCAGTCGTATGCGGGAGTTGCGCTTGATCCGATCTACAAGAACTTCACCATCCTCACCGATACCGTCAAGATGATTATGGATTCCATGAACGATATGCGTGCGGCTATTACCGGAGCGGCCGACGGGTTCCTCGCCATCATTCAGAACACGTTTGCCAAGATCCAGAATACCATGAATACCACAACCCAGCTGTTTGCACGTATACGCACCATCATTAACCGGTTGATGGCAACGATGGCGGTGATAATGAATATCGTGAGCACGGGAATCCAGACCGGACAAAGTATTCAGAATGGCCCTATCGGACAGGCTGCCGAGTTTTTCTGCTTTGATCCGTATACTCTAGTTTCTACCCGAGATGGTCTTATTCCAATGTGCGGAGTTCGAGCAGGTATGAAACTTGCCGACGGACAGGTTGTCCAAAGTGTACTAGAGTTCGACGGACATGCGACGCAAATGTTTACGATCGGATCAATTCGTGTATCGGGGAACCACAAGATTATTCTCGGTGGAAAGTGGATCCGCGTTGAAGACCACCCCCTCGCCGAGCCTGCCGAATCGTGCGATCGTCTCTTCTGCCTGAATACCGAAAAACACACCATACCCATCGGAGGATTTGTGTTCAAGGATTACGAGGAGACGAGCAATCCCGAGATATTGGCAGAGTTTTTCCGGATGGTTGAAGAGCACTACGGTGCCTTCAGTTCATCGAAGAAGAAGGCGGCCCCTGAGAAGTTCCGGTTGACGGGTGTTCTCCCAAGCACGAGCGTGATTCTTGATGATAGACGTATTCTTCACGCCAGCCAAGTTCGGATCGGAGACTCATTAAAGTACGGCGGGGACGTTACGGGAATAGTTCATCATTCGATCAAGGGTCTGTCGAGTTACAAGGAGGTAGGAATTGCTCCCGGAACATGGATTGTGAACGGTGACGAAGGAGTCGTACCTATAACCGAGATTCATAACGAGTCGACGACGTATACGTATATCCAGTTCCTCACAGATTCGTGCCATTACGCGGTGGCGTCTCCTACGGGCGAATTTGTGATTCTTGACGACCATGAAGTGGACGATGACGAAATTCACAAGTGGCGTGATTCTGAGGTCCAAAAAGAGATGATCTAGATATAACATAATGGATGTCCCTGCGATTGCTGCAGTGACGATTGGTCCCCTCCTAATTTTGGGGGTCATTCTGTACACCTACGCACAAGCAACGCTAGATGACGCTCGCGATAACTGGGTTCAGTACCGCTGTAATCCGATCTATATGCCGTTCGCAGGAAGTATCCAACCGGAAGTCAGTACCGCCGACAACTTTCAGTACTGCATAAGTTCGATGGCCCAGCAAGTCTTCAAGTTACTCCTTGACCCAATCTATATGTTATTCGACGTGTTCAACCGGCTTATCGGAAGGGTCGGACACGAATTCCGCTACTTCCGCAATTTCATTAGCGGCATTCAGCTATTCATCACCTCGTTTACGGCAGAAACGTTCGCGAAGATCCACAGTTCGTTTGGAGTTGTGATGTCTCTGATGTCCCGCATTCGTGATATTATAGGACGTATTGTAGGTTCGGTGGGGTACACCACCGCAATTGCCATCACGGCAGTAAAGTTGATTGAAGCGCTGGTAGGGTACATGAAAACCGTGATTATAGCCATTGTCGTGATTCTGTTCGCAATCTCTATTCTCTTGGCATTTGTCGCACCTCCCCTTCTTGGATTTGCAATCTTTCTCGGAACGTTTGTGGGCTTATCGTTCTGTTTTCACCCCGACACCCCCATCAAACTGAAAGACGGAAGCACGGTTCTTCTGAAACAGGTGAAGGTAGGAGACTACCTGAGTTCGGGGGCTAGGGTCACGGCCACGATGGCATGTTTGGCACAGGGTGTTCCGCTGTACACGTATGAGGGAACCATTGTATCGGGCGACCATCTTGTCCGAGAAGATGGGAAGTGGGTCTACGTCCGCGACTCCAAAAAGAAGGAGCTCTACGTCGGTCCTCCTCCCCAAACTCTCATTTGCCTGAATACCACCAACCACCAAATTCCGATTGGCGACACAATCTTTGCCGATTATGAGGAAATTGAGGAAGAACTGGACTATGAGCCTCTAGAACGGTCCGATACCGTATTTACGATGAGGGGCAAGGTTCCGCTCGAAAAGTGTTATCCGGGATTGCATACCATCGACGGAACAATACGAGCGATCGTCCATCTAGAGAAGGGAAAGATGCAGGTCTTCATGGATAATGCGGATGGTTATTTCTATATCAACGGAGGAACTCGCAAGGTGCGAGATTACCCCGATTCTCACGACCCCGTTGTCTTGGCGAAGATTCAGGATAGAGTCCTTGCGGAACTAAATTCGTAATATGTATACAAATGAAGGACAAGACAACTATTGTTCTAGCCGTTGGCGCGGCCGCCTTTGTGGTTGCTCTTGTCGCTCGCTATGCTCTAAGGGGAAGTCGTGAGGGATTCATGCAGCAGGAGGTTGGCGCCCCCGTCAGCGATGTCGGCTCGGGAATGTACGATGGCATTGATATTTCCAACGGAAGTGCGTGGTCGCAGGTGTCGGCTCCTACGCCCCTCAAGCCTTACGAGGCCGCCGATGATAACCAGCTCTTTGATTTCCAGAACTCCGTGTTCAAGCCCGAGTGCTGCCCTTCCAGCATTACGGCAGATACGGGCTGTCTCTGCCTGACGGCGCAGGAGGAGAAGAAGCTGGCGTACCGTGGTGGAAATCGCGTGGAGCAGTAAAAGCGGTTTAGAATGATCCTTGTGTAACAATAAACAACTAGAAATGTCAGGGTCCTTTGATGTTCAGACGGTTCTCAAAGAATGCTTAGACGATATCCGCAAGGAGTTTCCGTCTCTAACCGAAACTCTGGATCGGGAGTACGCCAAGATTGATTTTAAGGCGGAGGTCGAGCGGTTCAAGATTCTACTGCAGCCAATCTTTATGCAGATCGTCAAGAAGGATGACGCGATCTTTGCCGAGCCGCAGTTGTTTCTGCGCGGAGTTGACTTTTCCGCCCTGATGAAGGATGCGACGGAGAAGCAGAAGGAGACGCTGTGGACGTATATTCGGATGTTCCTAGTCTGCTCGTACCTCGGCTCAGATATCATGGAGACGGTGAAGGGGCTGTGGTCCAAGGTGTCGGGACAGGCGTCGACAGACGAAGTGGACGAGATTCTGAAGGATGAGTCGACGCAGACGGGTATTCAGGATCTTCTAGAGACGCTCAAGGACACGCGTATCTTCAAGCTGGGAATGGAAGTCATGGAGAATCTGAACGTCGAAACGCTCGGACTGGGAGATATTGATTTCTCGGACATTGGTGGACTTCTGGAGATGGTGAAGAACCCCGAGCATCCGGTTACCAAGAAGGCGATCGCGGCCGTCCAGAAGATGATCGAGCATAAGATGCGCACCGGAAGCCTGAAGAAAGAGGATTTCATTCGTGAAATCGAGATGCTCAAAGAGAAGTTCAAGCACTCGCTCGGACGTCTTTTCAAGAAGGAGTTTTTTGGAGATGCGGTAGGAGGAGCCGGGGATCGCCCGACCCCGACCGCCGCCGAACTTACGAGCAATCACCCGGAGGCTCGTCGCGCGCGAATGCTCGCCCGTCTCCAACGTAAGGTTGGTAAGAAGTAAATCTCTTTATTCCAATAATGAGCGGCCGAGAACTATTCTGGCTCAACGACCCAGCAAACTTGTTCAAACGCTGGACTCGATTTGTTCCAACGAACGATATGACGGTCCCCGAAGCCTTGAACGCTGTTGTGCGTTTCACCATTTATTCGTCTATTCTGATCTCGCTGATTACTCAGAAGTCATGGTACCTTCTACTGATTCCGGCGGTGATGGTTGTCTCAGCGATTCTCGTGCGGATGTACCCCGAGACCCAGATTCTCAGGGAGGCGTTCCAAAGTAGTTCTAGTGGAGCGGCGACGCCGAAGGCCAGCAATCCGTTCATGAACGTCCTGTTCACGGATTACGTCGACAACCCCGATCGCCCGGCGGCTCCGTCCAATATTAACAACAATGCCGTAAAGGCGAGCATTGACGAGGCGTTTGCCAAGACATCCGACTTGTTTATGGACACGTCGGACAAGTATGGTCTAGCGCAGTCGGCACGTATGTGGGTGACACAGGCGGCTACCACCATCCCGAACGATCTAGAAGGATACCAGAAGTTCCTCAATCGCGACAACGTGTCTCGCAAGGAGATCTCTGAATCCTTCGTCGTTGCCAAGGGGTCTACGAGCTCCCCGAAGGGACTGTTGTAAATTTATGAATATCGCCCGGAGACATCAGCGCCCCAGTATGATGCCTGTTCTCCCCCTCTTTCGTGTGAAGGGCGTAGGTCGGAAACCCCTCTACCCCCGTCATTACATCATCAGGAACCGCGTCCTTCTCAACCTCTATAACTTGCATATCGGGAGGAGCACTGTTGCAGAATGCCTTCCAAGGTTTTTCGGACATCTGACAGGCGCCACACGTCTTACTATAAATACGAACGATCATAGGGGCGTCCTGAGATAGTTCCTCTAGGACTTTGGGCTTGTCTGATGGTTTGGTATAGGATTTAGCCTTAGGCATTATAAAGTATCCCGAAATTATAATAGTTTATGTCCTGCATCTCAAATATGTATCCCGTAAGCAAGGATCTCTGGGTTGGTCAGGACACAACAGGCGTCTCTCACCAATTCAGGGGTCTCGAACAGTATAATGAGTATGTCACAAAGTTATTGGCTGCTGGAACTACCTGCCCCGCTCCATCAACGCCGCAGGTTCCGGTCATCATTCCGCGCGAGAAGACACCATTCACCGGGTTCCTAGAGTTCAAGCCTACAGATGAACGGCAGCAGGCGAAGTATTCGGCCATGTCTCCTTGGTGGGTTGGCAGTGAAATCACGAACGATGCAATGGGTCGGGGATCGTTCAGTAAATCATTTTCCCGATAGGGACACCGGCAGCCGCCATAGAATCAGGTAGCGCACCAGACTGCTGGGAAGGGTAAGAGTCGGGGACCTTACCGTAATCGCCGCCATTGGGCCCTACGGGGCTATACCCTCCCTTCTTCGGCAGACGCTTGTGCTTCATTGTGCGCCGACGAAGATTCCGACGACGACTGCGATGACGGCGGCCTGCTCCCTTTGCTGTCTTTTTCACCATCTATTATAATAGTGAAAGAAATGATACGGGATGAAGTGATCTTTTGGGGAGCGGCTATTCTCCTCGTAGTCTTCGCTTTCGTCCTGATGCCCGCCCACGAACGGTTCAAGGATGCGCAGGGACGGGAAGTGGATGTCGATCCCAACGCGCCCCCGAAACCCGAGTGGCTCAAATCCACTAATCCTCGCACGGGAAAGATAGAGGGATTCTGGGAGTTCTTTTCGCCCAGCCGCGAGAAGATGACAGATGCCCCTCTCTCGGGAATCACAGCCCAGCAGTCGTCTACACCTCCCCAGTTTACTACTGATTCGACTCTCGGTTCTACAACCGGAACTACAGGAATGGAATACACAATGACAACGGGAGATCTTCAGGAGGCTCAGGTTCGGTTTATTCAGACCATGATTAGCAATGAACCCGACCAGGCTACCAAACTCTCTCTAGGAAACGGTTTAGCGAATCTTCAGGCGGTTGTAAAGGGAGCGCCTCCGTCTGTCACCAATATTCCGCTAGGATCGATGGAGATGGCCGTTTACAACGCACTTACGAATGTTCCGGGAACATACACGTATTCTCAGTTTGTCCTCGCCTATCGTAAAGCCGGTGGAGTCAGTTCGTCCCCTGAAAATATTGTATTTATGGTTCAGAACATTCCCACACGATTCAAAGCAGTCGTTGCTGCACGTCCCGCGGTATCCAACGTGTCGCAGGTGATGTCCGATATGAGTGCGCCGATTCCTCCTGACCTGTACGGACCTGGGCCCAATGTTCTTCGTTCGGCGCTCAAGAGTTGTTCGTGCGCCTCGTCAAAGTCGTCCGGTTGCCCGATTCACTCCTGATAATTTGATAGTTCTAGTAGATAATGAGGGGATACGCGATTTTCCTGTGGGGACTTTTAGCAATCCTCGCCCTTTACTTATTTTTAACCCTCGGGGGCCGTGAATTTTTCGATGCGTCGACTCGTCCAAAGAAAGCGTCCTTATGGCAGGATTCCACTGGAGCATGGATAGCCTACTGGGAGCCGCCGGATACCGATAACATATATTCCTTTGAAATCGGAATGTCTGACGGTACAACCTACTCTATTGAACCCACCAACAAGCCCTACCAGAAATACCTGCTAGGACAGAGAAATCAGGTTGGATTCTCGGGATCGGTATGGCTCACTGACCTAGCGACGGGAAATCAGAGCGGGCATGTCATGATGCGTAATATTTCATCCTCGGCCGGACAGGCACTCCTCAGTGCCGCAGAAGGACTTCCTCCTCCTCCCACCACACCGTCATCTACGTCAACGACCACGACGATCTCACTACCGCCTATAACAAGGCCTTCAGCGCCACCGCCGGCGCCAGGTGGAACTCGAGGACAAAGTCTGATGATTCCTGGTATTTCTGGACCGTCAGCCCTTGGGCCATCGTCGCTAATCACAGGTGTTGCCGGATTACTCCTGAGTCCTGATGCAACCACAATCATTACCACGGGACAGATTCCAATTGGCGATGTGGGCCAGAATAGCCAGATTTACGAGTATAATAATGGATATGCCGCGTTTGCCGCGAGTGCCAATCTGTTTGGCGATTCTATTAATCAGATTAAGTCGGACATCCAGACCGGCGGTAATGATTACAATGTCAGCGTAATATCTGATAACGGCGTACAGTATACGTTCCCTCTAGCGCAGATTACAAGTGTTACTTCATCAGCAAACGGAAATGTCGTTGCCTATAACTTGCTGAACACGACACATCCTAAGGGCAATAACATGTTTACCGGAAATGGCGCCAGGACAATTGGACTTGAGATTACGCTGGTCGGTCCAAATGCATCATCAACGTCCGCCGACCAAACTCCGTTAACATCGTCCGTAACAACTCCTAACCCCCTTGCATCGGGTGTTGGGTCTACTCTGAACGCTCCTTCGAATGCGCCGACCTACGGCCCCGCTGGTGTTGGAGAGTGCTCGGGACCCAACGGGACGATTCCTCCGTTTGCCCCCAACACGTCGTCGACACAGGCGGGCGCAGGATGTGCGTCCAACACTGTTCCGAAGAGTTCGCTGGTCCCTTGCTCGTGCGCGACATCGGGGTCGTCGAGTTGTTCGGTGCACCAAGGGTCGACGTGTGGGTCAAAGATTCCAGGAGAGCCCGGCTCCAGCTGCTCGGATCCGAAAGATACAATTTCCTCGCTCACCAAAGCTCAGCGCCAGTGGGACCTCATGCAGCCATTCAATCAGTCGATGGGCGAGGTGCAGGGGTTCTTAAATTCGTTTAGTGCTTTTGGGTGATAGTATATAATGTTCGGACTTCATAACCATCGTGGAAGCTGCTGGGTAAACGCCGCGCTTCAAGGATTGTTCTCGTGTCCGCCCCTGATGGATCGGTACTCTGATCGGGAGAATGTTGATAAGGAAAACCCTATCGATGTATGTCTTGAATCGATCTATCGCAATAAGGGCGAGACAGGCCTTCGTGAGTTCTTTGATGTTATTAAGACGTCCTATCTCCCTGCGGGGGAGAACATCGGGGACAGTCACGAACTCATCGTTCATCTGTGTGACAAGCTTCCGTGGCTCGATAAGGAGTTTCGGTTTCAGTCGGGGGATCGAATCGAGTGTACGCACTGCCATGATACGCAGTTGAAGACAGATACGGTCATTGATCTGAACTTGATGCCGTCGAAGCCAGGCATTACCTTACTTGATGCGATTCAAGAGCACGTAACTCCTCATTCGGTAGCCGAATGGAAGTGTGAGAAGTGCGGAGAGCTTGGTTGTACAAAACAGGTCCTGTTCGGGACTTTTCCAAAGGTCCTGATGATCTGGTCAATGACTCCCATCGATTATTCAAGTCTTTTGGTTCTCAACGGACATAAGTACTTTCTCTTCTCGGTAGCATGTTTCAATGGAGGGCACTGGTTTTCTTACGCCCGCAAACTTCCACCAGGACACGCGTGGTACGTTCTGGATGACACCTCTGTTCGCGAGATGGATTCCAAGAAGTTTCCGGTAGACCGTACGATGCGAGTCCTGCTTTATTTCCTGTATGAAAACTAATGAGCGCCCCCGTGTCTTCTCCTCCACCGACACCCAACTTACCACCGAACCAGTCGGTGATGAACATGAAGGTTGGGGATATCGTGAAGGCTATTATGGATGCCCTACAGCAGGCTTCCCAGTCGCTTCAGACTGCTGCACAGCAGGAGACGGATCCCGCGGCAGCCGCTGCTTTACAGAGCGTATCAAACACCATCAATAACACGACAACAAATCCAGCGTCGATGTATTCCTCGGCAGTATCTGCGCCGCCTCCTACGACCATCACGATCTCACAGGGTGGAGCATCTACCACAACCTCTCTACCCGGTTCCGGACCCGCTTCCGGACCCGCTTCCGGCTCATCGGTACCCTATATCCCGCTTCCGTCTACATCCTACGCGACTCCTCAGCCATCGGCCCCGCTTCCGGCACCAACCACAGCACCTTCGCCAGATACGTCTACACCGTCAAATCTACGCTACACAAAGCGTCCTTCCCTACCAACAGTGATTACCATCGGAGTGATTGTGGTGCTTGGAGTCATTTCGATATTCCTTGCCCTTTCGGATACCCTTGCCTTCTTTGCCTTCGTGCTTCTTGCAGCATTTATTGGTTTCATCCTGTATTCGTACGGATTCGTGCAGATTACACGGAGCCCGTCGGAACTAGATGTCACGTATGATCTACAGCCGTTCGATACTCCCGAGATTCCTCAGGTGTCTAAGCTAATTCCTGCTCCTATCCTCAACGAAGTGTTCTACATAGCGGATAACGTCTTTACATACGCACAGGCTCCGGCGGTATGCAGGGCTTATGGCGCGACTCTTGCCTCATATTCGCAGGTCGAGCAGGCGTACAATCAGGGCGCCGAGTGGTGCGGATACGGATGGTCGGAGGGAGGCATTGCCCTCTTCCCGACCCAGCAGGCGACCTTCGATAAGCTGCAGAAGGAGACGGATCAGCAGGCACGCATTAAGTGCGGTCGTCCTGGAGTGAACGGTGGATACTTCGATCCGAATACCCAGTTTGGCGTGAACTGCTACGGTACTCGCCCTGCCAAGAAGGCGTCGGATACCTCGCCGTCCATTACTTCATCTGACAACATGGATGCCCTTGTCGCTCAGTTTCAGCAGAATATGATGAAGTATATCGTGTCACCGTTCAACCAGCAGACTTGGTCGAAGGTACGGGGAAATCCTCCCGACTTTCAGCTATCTCAGACAGTTACCCCGCTAGCGGCGGAAGTGGCAAATGCGATTCAGCCAGTAACCAACGCAATTACCACACCCACGACCACTACGCCAACTGCGACACTCCTGTCGGCATCCCAGTCCATCCGGACTCCGCCGATCGCTCCTCCTGCCGATATTTTACAGGTCCTTGAGGAACTAGGAAGTGCGCCGATGGGCGTTCTCAACGACGTCTACGAGAATGTATCGGAATTTGTTCAGGAGGTAGTATAATAAGAATGGCTACCCGTGTAGACGAAGACGCAAATGTTTACCAGTCGCGCTGGACGTTTCAGACTCCCGTAAACGCCCAAGATGCCCCGCCTCGCACTCCCTTTGTTGGTTCGTTCAACGTCCCTCTTGCCAAAGAGCGCCTCCAGCCGAACAACTTCCAGTGGCTCGTTTACCGGCCGCAGGAACATTCTATTCCCCCTTTTGAGTATTTCAAGAACACGCGCGCTCCTTCGCGGACTATGGGGTCCCGAAATTAAACCAACTGATAGATAATGATTGAGGTCGCACTTTTTACAGGTGTTGGGTTACTAGGATACATCCTTGCGACCCAATACAATGATGAGTCGAAGAACAAGCTCCAGACGCAGGGGCGCGAAGGATTTGAGGACGCGGTCAGCCCGCCGAGGTCGGCAATTACCCAGAATGACAGTGTTTCGTATTCCCAGAGCGAGAAGGGACACAATAACATGGTTCCCTTTTTCGGTGCGAAGGTGACGCAGAACATGCGCTCTGGAGCCACTAGCTCAATTCTGGATACATTCGCCGGAACGGGAAATGAGTATTTTCAGAAGCGTGAGGTCCAGACCTTTTATGACGTTGTACCGGGTCAGGGCCTGCCGTTCGGTAATGCCAACGAGTCAGATTTTATGCAATCGCGCATGGTTGCCGGAAACAATATGAAGAATGTGTTCCCGATCGAGCAGACTCGCGTTGCCCCGGGTATCAATGACGGATACAACAATCTCGGTTCAGGCGGCTACCAGCAGTTCAATGCGACACAGGAGTTTGCTAAGCCTCGTACCACCGACGAGATGCGCACGGCGAATAAGCCCAAGCTATCGTACGATTCCCCGGTCATTCCCGGTTCGCATTTCATTACACAGCCTGGTCTACAGGCCCCAGTCCTCAAGAACCGCCCCGACACCTTCCAGGTTTTGGCGGATGATAAGGGAGAGCTTATGTATCTCAACACGACCACCGGTGCACAGGTCGCCCCTGCCGCATTCCCCGAGCAGATGTTTAAGGAGCAGCAGCGCCAGACCACCAGTGTCGAGTATTACGGAACGGGTGGCGCGTCCTTCACGTTTGCTAACTATATTCGCGAGTTCACGGAACCGTTCGAGCAGTTCATGAAGCTGACGGTCGGAGAGTGGGCGGGTCCGGGCGGCGGCCAGGGTGCCGCCAGCGAGGGTTCGTACCTCGTGGACCAGTACCTCGTGGCCTACACGAACCCTGGTCGCGAGGCGTCGGCGATGACCAATTACACCCCTGGAGGATACACTGCCATCAACGGAGGCGAGGCCCAGGTGGGAGCAGTCAAGGTCAACAAGGACGAGGACATGCTGATCAATACTCGCCAGCACGTCGACCCTGCCAACGTGGTATCGCACCCGTCTACCACCGAGCAGCAGGGAGTATACCGCTACAACGAGCCCCTGCCCCAGGACCAGGAGATCAAGAACATGGACCCGTCTATCCTCGACGCGTTCCGTTCGAATCCGTATACGCAGAGCCTCACAAGTGTAGCATAAGAACAAGAGGAACATGGAGGATACTTTGCAAAGTATTCTCTATGGCCAGCTGGACGTGGATATCAAAAACCCTTCCTTGCACGAGCAGTACGAGATCCTGCGGGCGGTGGTGGCAAATCCGTCTTCTTACCGCCGACTGAAGATACAGGGGGAGCTGCATCCGTGGGTGGCGAAACTGCTTCAGCGGGTCGGAGAGGTCGGACAGGGAGTACCTGATTCGTAAGATAGGCAGCTCCGAAACTGCATACAGCAGCGCCAGCGGTTAAAGCGGCAATCATTATGTATATGCTTCCAACAATTATGCGTCTCGTGGACGACGGAACACTCATGCGTGTTCAGAACAATTTGATCCAATCGAAAAATATTCAGAATCTGCATGGATCATGGTGGTTCAACGCCCTGATGTTTGTATTGTTAGTCACCGTCTTTGTCTACTTCCTCATGAATCAGTATACCTCCACAAAGTACGTCATCGAAGCCGAAGCAACCAAGAAGGATATTCCCTTTCAGTCCAATACGTTTAACAATGCCGTGCGAAATCGTATTGAGTTGTAATAAGTACGAATGCCCGAGCCAGAATCTCGCCGTACGGCTCTCCTGAAACTGAAGATGGATATGGTCTATCGAGGACTCGATCGAACAAAGGCCGAAGAACGTTTTAACCAAAACGTATTGCCGCCACCCCAAGAAGAAGGGAAGGCATCTGTAGCCGTATCCGTATCTGAACCTTCTCCTGCACCCGAACCCACCAAATGAATATCTTCTTCCTACACTGGAAACCTCGCAAGTGTGCGAAATACCACTGCGACAAGCACGTCGTCAAGATGATTCTGGAATCATGCCAACTTCTGTATACATGTCACTGGTCTCAAAAGGAACCGCCGACATTGATACATACTGCCCCGAACGGGGGATACAAACCAACTCATCGTAAACATCCGTGCGCGCTCTGGCTTTCAGAATCGCTAGACAATTACCGCTGGCTCATTGAACTGACCGCCGAACTGATTGACGAGTACCACTACCGTTACGGCAATAAGGAACATGCTTGCGAGAAGCATCTTGATTGGCTGAGAACGGTCGAACCTCCTCTTCTTCAGCGTGCAGGATTTACTCCGCCTCGATGTGCCATGCCTCCAGAGTATAAACTATCGTCCGATGCTTCAGAGAACTACCGAGCGTATTATCGCGGAGCCAAGAAGCACCTGCTTCAGTATCGTAAGAGACACCCGCCTCATTTCCTGTGAAGTATAATAATAAGTAGGATGGCCGCAGACGTATTCGGATACATCGAACTCGCCGATCCCGATGCCGTACCTCGCGACGCACTCGTTCATTCTTTTGAACTGTACCGTCGTGGATCTGATCTTCTTCCATCCATGAAACTTGTTGGAGAGGACGCATCGACTCCTCACATCGAGACTCTAAAGACGAAACAGGAAAAGCGCAGTGCCAAAACCCGTCCCCTCACAAAGGGAGTGCAGGCGATTGTCGCTGATACGCCCGTCACTGCCGAGATTCCTACGTTCATGGAGATCCCCCTCTACCATTTCACAACGGATGTCGAGGCATTTCTCGAAAATCCGAACGTTGTTAAGTCGGGGGATATACTTCCGTCCAACAGTCCCCTACTGACTCCTCGCTCAGTCTCTGGAGACGAAAAGGTCGAGTTTGCCCTGAAGTCCGACACTGAAGGAGTCACCTTCACCCCGAAGAAGCGCGCCGAGTTCACAGATTTTTACGTTGGTCCGGTTGGTGACCGCGATCACCGCGTAGCTCTGCACGGATTCCTCGCCCAGCCGGTAACGATTCTTATTCAGGGACGGGGAAAGGTCACTCTTCAGCCGGGATTTGAGATGGTCTCGATTCTCAAGGGAAAGATCGTTCCAACCTTCAAGCCGACCGGAAAGAAAGTAAACTTCACCGCCCCCGCGGCTGCGGTGATTCCGTCGAAGTTCTCAAACAATCCTCCTAATGCCGATTTCTTTGAACCGCAGGATCCCAGCAGTCTAGGATGCGGCCGCCACGCTCTCAATAACCTGCTGGGCGGTCTGTATTTTGTCAAGGACGACGGACAGGAAATCACAGAAGCAAACATCCGCGACCTCCCACTTCCTATCAGTCTATCATCCTTGTGCCGCTACCTCAGCAGTAAGAAGGCAGTGGGCGGATCAAATCCGTGTCCCGAGAATGAGAACTACGAGGATTCGGTGATGATAGGCGGTCTGCGTATTATCGGCTACAATGCGACCCCTGTTATTATTGACGATATCATCGATTCAACCATCGGATTTATTGTGAATACGAAAAAGCCCAAAGATCACTGGGTTGCTCTACGTCGTGCAGGAAACGGGTACACGCTCATTGATTCCCTGAACGACGGAACCACGCAGATTGCGACTCTTGAAGATATTCGCGAAGCCGCGAGGAAGGGAGATTACCGGTCAGTGATTAAAGTCGAGTATACCGGACAGTTTATCGAACCCATTATGGACTCTACTCCCGATACCCCCGCCGCTTCTCCAGCTCCAGCCCCAGCCCCAGCTCCAAGTTCACTCCCTGCAGCTGAGCTTCCTATCGAACGTCCGATTCCTCCCACGGAAGGTCTAGATGAGGAAGAGAACAAGATCGGTCCAGCCGCCGCCAATGAGTCGCGCATACTTGCTCGCGCGGTTCTTGCCAATCTTTCCCCTCCTCCTCAACCCACGGAAGATGAACAGAGGATGAACCGCGGAGCCGACGAACGTCTTGCAGTCAAGCCTGGTGTCAACCCTCTCTTCAAGGATAGGGAGGCTCGGTCGCGGAGTACATCTCCATCACGCTCAGCGTCTCCTGCTCCCGCCGCCGAACCTGCCCTCCCAACAGTTAGTTCGGTTCTTTCCTCTATTCTACCCGCCGCTGCCCCCGCACCAGAACCTGCTCCAGCTCCAGCTCCAGCTCCAGCTCCAGCCACTGTAACGGTTGATACGGGGGTTATCGTTCCACCTGCTCCGCCTGCAGCAGTGCCAGACTGTTTGAAAATCAAAGGCACAGTAGACGATAAGTTCAACGAGAACATTCACACTGCAATCAAGTCATTCGTTCAAGAAAAGGCGCCCAGTTATCTGACTCCAGAAGGCGAAAAGGCGGGACTCAATAATGCAAATCTCAACAACTACCTTGATAAGATACGAAGTTCAAAGAACGGAAAGGGGTATACGCTCCTTCTTCCTACGCAGGAGGGCAAAAAGATCGAGACGATTCCGAATAGCGGACAATTTTTCACAGCGTGGACGGTTCCAGATGCATGCTCGAGTAAGGGATCGGATGTTATTAAAGTTAATCTCACGTCCGGAAACAGTACACAGCGTCCCTCCGGAAATGCCTTCGTGCACGAAGAAGACAAGAAGGTCGGTGGAGCCGCGGTTACTGAGTGGGCGCACTTTGAGTTTGAACTGGACTATGCGTGAAGAGAATATAGCATGTTACGTATCCGACCCCAATGATCTTGAACCACGTCATGTAAGGAGGAAACTCGAGAAGAATCAGTGTTGATATGACGACGGCAATCATATAGAGCGCATCGACCACTAGGACCCACCCTGCACCTTTCATGGCAGAATACTCCCGCATGAGATCCATGATGGAGTTACGACCGGGAGGAATCATTGGAACCACGACCTGACTGAAAAAGATATCGTGAGTCATCTGAATCGTCACCACAATAATAAGGAACGCTACCAGATTGAACGGTCCTCCAATCGCGGACGCTACAATCTGCGCAAGAACCATGCCGATAATCATTGAAAGGACATCAGCAACGTACGCAATTCCGCCGAACTCGTCGTACCATTTGTTGATAGGTCCATCGGGTTCGGCAGTGTATCGCCAGACAAATAGACCGAGCGTATCCACCGCCATTGAAGAGGCCACGATGGCGAGAAGCATGCGGGCGTCCCAAAATTTACGAATATCCTTCATTGTATAGGATAGAGAAGAGACATGATCGTCGTTCTGGTAGGAGGGTATCCAAACCAACGCGACGAGTTTTACAAAAATGTTCTCGAACTCGGAGAGGAGGACATTGTGTGGGTGAACGATAACCGAATGTTCTACTATATTGCCGACCTCTTTGTGAATTTTGGGGGGATTACGAATATTCCGAAGGGCAAGCTTACCATCACGTGGAGCGGCGACAATCAGGAAACCATTCAGCGTATCTATAAAACTCTCGGTCTAGAATAATTGATTCATGTTTGATATCCTCTGGATCTTCGGTGGATTTCTGGTCGGCATGATTGTCACCACCATCTTCGTTCCGCCGCGCACATCCAAGAAAATGGTCCCCGATATCAAGAATCCCGATATGGTTCTCCGCAATCCCAAGCTCGAGAACGGATGTTTCCGTGCCGCCGCCTACGAAGTTCAGTGCACCGATGGTATTGATTTTCTAAATCAGTAATGTAATAGGATGGAGATCAGCAAGGTCATGAAAAAACCCGAAGCCAATTACTTCTTTTCGTTTGTGATTGGTCTAGGTATCGCGGTTTTGATGTTTCATCGCCCGCAGACGGAAATCGATGTGTCCGCTATCCCGATGGACGAACTGAAAAAAATGATTACCAGAGTGGATGGAAAGTGTTATCGTTATAAAGTGGAGGATGCGTCGTGTCCCGACGCGAGACTTTCACTCTAATAGATACAAATGGACGCCACCCCTCTAGACCAGCTGATGCCTCCGGGAGGTTCGCAGCAGCCGGCGATGTCCCTGCCGTCCGCAACAACGTACCCGCAGATGATTACTCCTGGAACATCTGCGGCTATTTATACCCCTCCTCCCCCTTCCCAGACCGCCCCGATGCACCCCCATGCCGCCAAGACGGTCCTCAAGAGTATTATGACGTACGTGTCGGTCTTTGGCGCGGTCTTCCTCGTCTCGCTGACACAGGTCCAGTCCCTAGTTCTCCGTTACATTCCGAACTCCTACGCGGGTTCGGGTGTGGTGTCCCTTACCGGCGCCGCAGTTCTAGGTGCTATAGGAGTTGTTCTAGTATACATTCTCCAGACTCTCCTGCAGCCGCTGGTGTAGTAAAATTCATATTCGCAAATCTCGCAATGCTATATAATGTCAGAAGTGGAGGCATTAATGGCTCCATACCGAAACCGGTCTCGCGGACCTGTTTACGATCCAATTGCATCTGTGTTTGATCGTATTCTTCTTGGTCCTGGTCTACATATGACTCCACGCTTTATGACAATTTATTCCGTAACTCACATTGTGAACTGTGCGGACGAGGAGGCCTGTCCTCTCTGGGCTAGATCATTTCTCAAAGAACGGTATTCGTGTATGAACGCCCAAGATACGCTGGAAACCGATATTATCCGCGATTTCTATCCGAAGTTCGAGGAAACGATGGATAGGTACCTTCGCGATCCGCGTTGCCGAAAAGTGTACGTTCACTGCCAGGCCGGAATGAACCGGTCAGCAGCTCTGGCTATTGCCTACGTTCATCGTCGCTTCGGGATCCCGATGATGAAACTGATTGAATCAACCGTTCGTCAGCGACCGTGCATTCTCACCAATACCTCTTTCCAGCGTCAACTGGTAGAATTTGCGTCTCATCCGAAGAAATAAGAGATGTGGGCCAGCGTTAAAAGTTCAATTGTTGCGGCCAATGATAATCCTATTGGTGCCGTCAATGCAGGTATGGATAAGGTTTTGGGTCCGTCCTTCGATTATCTACGGACGATCAAGTCTCCAGAGGAGAAGGGCGTGAGATCCTACGGATCCTTCGACCAAGTATCGACCAATATTGGCGCCGTTTCTGGATACGTGAATAACCTTATTGTAGGACCTAAAGTCGGAAATCAGTTTTTTACCGATACGGGCGGCTACTGCAAGGGTCCTGGTGGTCGGGTAGTGTCTCGGTATACGTATACGAACAACCAACTCGGCGGAGACGATGCGGCAGGTATTCTTGGAGAAAGTTTTCAGAAGGCGGTTCAGGGGTCTGGATTCGACGGTATTATTCCGGGTATTGGCGGAGACCTCGCATCGATGAATCCCCTGAAAATCGTTAACGGTATGGTTCTTGAGGGTATTCCTCCGTGCCAAGCGTATACCTGTCTTATTACCGACCCTACTACTGGTGATCCGCTGGGTAAGGATACGCGGTTCCTGAGCCCGTCACTAGAGAACAATCTAACCCCGTGTGAGAAAGCGGCAAATCAGGCCATGTATGAAAAGGCGGCTCCTATGAACCCTGCTCCCAAAATGAAAATCATGCCGGAATTTTTCGCGGACTACCAGCCGGATAATAGGAATCTTCAGTTCGTCAAGGTTGACTATACTGACCCGATGGCGTATGTTCTGTGGGGAGTCGCTCTAGCATGCGTTGTTGGGTACATTGTTTCGAAATAATGGCTTACAGAGGGACGTCCCAGAGTCATAATAGATAAATATGTCTTCCGACGTATTCAAGGTGAAGAAATCGAGGGAAGGAGGAGGAGGAAAGAATCGGGATCAGATCGGAACTCTCGATTCCCTGCACGAGCGGCATATTGACGACCTACAGCAGCGATCATCAACCGATGCGATTTTTACTCTCGATTCACAGATATGTCAGATCAAAAATGATCTGTCGGGGACGTTTGATCCTTTCGCGTTTGACGATGTGATGCGAACGACCCGGCTCCAGAAAGAGCTTGATATATTGGAGGATGAACGGACACGGGCGGCCGATAAGTACGATATTCAGAAGTATTACCTTGATAGCGGCGACATCATGCTGGATTACTATGCGCCCATCCAGAAGAAGACCGTGTCAAAAATTGATATGGGAGCGATGGCGCAGGGAACGTTTGACAAGCTGTTTTCGGTGACGGAGACAGCGGTGGGTCCGTCCAAGAAGAAGATGTTTGATGAGTACATGTCCCGTCGTGGACTTTCGAACGGTCTCAATATCGCTGAGAATGCGGATAATATCAAGAAGATGTCGGAACACTGTGCGACCTGCAATATCCCTCGCGAAGAGATTACGTCGGAAGGTATTCTGGTCTGTCCCAAGTGCGGCTCGGAAGAGTATGCTCTCGTGGTCTCGGACTTCCCGAGTTTCAGAGATCCACCGAAGGAGCGGAACAATTATGCGTACAAGAAGCAGAACCATCTGAACGAAATTCTGAACCAGTTTCAGGCGAAGGAGAGTACCGAGATCCCCGACGATGTGATGAACGAAGTTATTTGCGAGATCAAGAAGCGGCGCATCGACAATATTGCCATCCTGACGGAACAGAATATTCGCGAGATTCTCAAGAAGCTAGGTAGGAACCGGTACTACGAACATGCCGCTCACATTCTGTCACGCCTGAACGGCAACCCCCCTCCCACCATCACTCCCGAGATCGAGGACAAGATCAGGGCGATGTTTCAGGAAGTGCAGGCACCGTACCTCCTGTACTGCCCCGACGAGCGCCGGAACTTCCTGTCGTATTCGTATATCATTTACAAGTTCCTAGAGCTGCTGGAGCTGGACGAGTACAAGGTCCACTTCCCGCTTCTCAAGTCTCGTGATCGGCTAATTCAGCACGACACGATCTGGAAGAAGATTTGCGAGTATCTGCAGTGGGAATTCATTCAATCAATTTAGAGCTGCGAGGTGTGACTCCTTCGAATACCATCCATTGGAACCGTTGTGAACGTCGATAATACACTTGAAGGCGTACTCGTACTTCTTCCCTACCTCGAACATGTCGTACAACTTGACGGCGCGTTCGTGGATATACTTGCGATCAAACTTCCCGTCTACGGCCATTTGCACCCCAACCACATAGTCCTGTAGAGTATGACACCGAATCCCAGTCTTGAGATTCTCCACCGTCTCCGTCTGTGCACCATAGTCCTGTGTCAATACGGGAGTCCCGCACATCTGGGCTTCTACCGCAACTCCGCAAAAGGGTTCAATAAACATGGTGGGAGCCAAAAGTGCACATAGGGATCCCAAATACTCGCCCCGCTCCTTGCCCGAGATAGGGGGCTTATACACAATGTTGGGGTACTTCAAAAACTGTTCGGGGTTTCCCTGTCCGCACAGAACGAACTGGATATGGGGTAGACGTGCAGCGACTTCCATGACAATGTGACATCCCTTACCATCGTAAATACGACCAAAGAATCCAACAGTATTCAGCTTGGGAGTTAGAGATAGAGGCCAATGACGAGCATCAAAGTAGTTCGGGACCACAAACCAGTAATTCTGTCCCCACTTTCCCGACTTGGCAAGTTCGTGATGTAGCCACGCATAACTTTCAAAAATCCGATAATTGCGGGTAGAGTCGTTGTACCCGATTCCGCTCTCGCACACCACCATATTCAGATCCTTGAGCGCCCGATCATGGGAAATCCCGAAGGGGACACATACAATATCCGTCGTGGGTGAACGGTAGTTTGCCTGCAGAATCGGGCGCAGGCGGTCGTTGAATTCGATATAGAGTGGTGTCGACCAGTTCCCCAGATCGCCAATGAATGATTTGTGGTCGGACAGATGCTTTACAGCATTGTCGTGGGACATCTCGGGATGGAGGAACTTATACGACTGAACTCGAAAGAAATCCCATTCGTCTCGTGTCATCAACTGGATATCCCGAGTGGCGCCGGTGGTCGATCCCTCAACCCCATAATGATAAACTTCAAACCCTCGCGACATCATCATCTCCGGGAATCGTAGGACCTTGCCCGTGTACGCACAATGGCTAAACTCGTCATTGGTGACTGTATGGGGTAGTGCCAGAATATGGAGACGGACCGCCATTTACATACTAACGTTGATGGATACGTAAATGGAGGGAGCAGGTATTTCCTTTATTGTCCGAATACGCAATGAGGAAGCTACGCTTGCTCGCTCAATTCGTTCCCTTGTATTTGTCACCGTTCCTCACGAAATTATTCTAATCCTTCATCGGTGTACGGACAAGAGCGCAGAGATTGCTGCCTCTCTCGTAAAAGAGAATCCACATGTACGGGTCTTGACATACGATCACCAAGTCTCGAGGGCGGGATACGAAACACTGGCAACTGATAAGGATTCAGACCACAGTTTTATTCGGTATTCTAATTGGTGTGCGGAACAGGCTCGGTACCCCTGGATTTTTCGTTGGGATGCAGATTTTGTGATGAAGCCTATGCTCTTGGGGTTTATCAATCAACAAGAGTGGGGTCCTCAAAACCTGTGTATCGGTATTACCGCGAAGAATGGGACGCACGAGAACCAAGAGTACTATCTGTATCCATCCTCTACGCGAAACAAAAAACATATTTTTTGGGAACTGGGAGATTTTCCGTCTCCTTCTCCTGTATTACATTTACAGCGCGATTTCTACTTGACTCATCTCTCAGAACTGTCTGACCTAAAGCCGTACTGGAAAGAGGCTGCATGGTTTCTCTCAGACGACTCGCCCGAAGCGCTTCAGGTAAAGGAGCGCTATGATAAACTGGTTAGCGAGTTTGGACCAGAACCGGTAGGTATGGCAAGGGCCTCGAATCCCGAATGCGATAGGGTATTTGCACGGATGGTATCTGCTCGAAACTGTGCGGGTCCTGAGTACGTGAACTTCTTCGCGTAAAACGGATTAGAGAAACGGCGTTGGATAGAGGGTAAGTAAGCAAGTAAAATGAAGCCCCGTTTCTCCGCATCCGATGTCGCATCTCTCCTTGGCCGTAATCCCTACCGTACGAAGAATGAGACTCTCCTGAAGGTTCTCACCGGCATGCCCAAGTACAAATCGGCAATTCTAGGTCTAAAGGATACTATGGGGGTCAAGAACGAACGCGAAATTGTCGCCGAGGCATCTCCTTCCGCCCTCAAGGCTATGTGGAAGTCTGTGGATCAGGCGGTTGGGGCTACGTCCGACGCACAAGTGGAAAATGCGATCAGCGCCTTCAAGCAGGAACATGTTCGCCAGGTCGTGCAGGAGACGCTGGAGGGAAAGCGCCCACCTACGTGTGTAGCACTCGAGGAAGTTGTCGCGCGAGTCATTGCAGGGCAGACAACCGTTGAGAACGAGCTCCTCACGTTGTGTGTCCTCCCTGAAGTGAAGATGGCGATAGAGAGCACGCAGGAGCACCAGGTTCTAGCATCCGAGATCCAGAAGCGGCGGGGAACTAAGCTGGAAGACAAGGCCGAAAACGATCATGCGGCAGCTACGGGCATTGAAGTGACAGGTCGCAATACGTTTGTGGACTTCGAGTGCTCTGATTACCGTCTCATTGGGTATCTCGACGGGATGCAGGGCGAGAAGGTCGTGGAAACAAAGAACCGGAAGCGATTCTGGACGGTTCCGCCTGCCTACGATTTCGTCCAGCTCCGATGCTACATGTTCATGAAGGGAAAGAAAGACGGGGTTCTTCTGGAGAACTTTCCTGGTCGCGGTCCTCGCACCACCGAAGTTCCGTGGAACGACGAGCAGTGGGAGGAGATTCACGAGGGTCTGTGCGGCGTTGCCCGGACGATCGCGAACATTACGGAAGAGGACGCGCACGATCTGGCACGAACGGTATTCTCCACAATGAAGCCGTAAATTCTTCACAAACAAGATATAATGGGAAATACTCTACAGGGACTCAAAGCATGTTCTGCAGATTCATCGGGGACCCTCACACCGCAGGATCCTCAGCCGGGAAATGGACCAGCGCCTGCAGGGACAATACCATGTGCCGCTGGAAGTGATGGTCGTTGGTACCCAATGAATATTGGTGGACCGTCCGACTCCTCGTTGTCCCCCGCCCCGTCTGGATCGACTTCGTCTGGAACTCCACCTCTATCCTATGTTCCGCCATTATCAACAAATGGATCGACAGATCACGTCATTAACTCGCGAGCATCTACCTCGTCGTCTCTACCCGCGAATTCCCCTGGTCGCAATGCCCCCACGTCATCGCAAGCGAGTGCCGCTGGAGGTCTTCCTGCTGGATCGCCGGGTGTTAAGCAGATGACTGAAAAGACAACGGGCAGTGCTACATCATCGTCATCGAAGGTGTCTGCTTCGGGAGGAGAGTCTAAGTCCGCGGACACTGCCTCGGCAGCGCCGCTAGCGAAGGGTGAGAAAGTCCGCACAACCTTCGTTGCGGTTCTTGCTCTATCGTGGGTTCTGTTTGGAGTCGCCGCCTTCTTTTTCTCCCTCGTGTGCTTCGGTCGTTCGGGATCGTTTGGAGAGAAGATCTTTGGATTTTTCCTCGCCCTCGTGTTCGGCCCCTTCTACTTCGTCTACTACTTCGCGGACGGAGCGTACTGCCGCGCGAACGCCCCGACACTCTTTTAAGGTAAAACGGAAACGTTCAGGCCTCATTGACTAAAGAACAAGAAGGAAAGACAAAATGCTCCGAATCGCAGATACTACGCGGGCTCCCGAGGTTGAGACGAACTACACGTTTCCTCTGGATCCTTTTCAGAAATGTGCCGTCGCCGCTATCCAAGCTCGCGAGAACGTCTTGGTTACCGCCAAGACGGGCAGTGGCAAGACTCTGGTGGGCGAGTACCAGATCGAGTATTCGCTCAAGCGGGGTGGGCGCGTATTCTATACCACCCCTATCAAGTCACTGTCCAACCAAAAATTCAATGATCTCAAGACCCTGTATCCCAACAAGGTCGGGATCATGACTGGCGATATAAAGTTCATGCCACAGGCCGATGTGGTAGTAATGACAACGGAGATTCTCCGTAATCTGCTGTTTAAGATCGGATCGTCAACAGAGGGTGTGGGGTCTACAGCCTCGCTGTCTCTAGACGGTGTCGATGCTGTGGTCTTTGACGAGGTCCACTACTTCAACGACCCAGCGCGTGGAAAGGTTTGGGAGGAGTGTTTGATCCTCCTGCCACCGACGATTCGTCTGATTCTCCTCTCTGCAACGATTGATAGCCCAGCAGTCTTTGCTGAGTGGATCGGTGAAATGAAACAGGTCCCGATGCACCTTATCTCTACACAGTATCGGGTGGTTCCGCTGGAACACCGTGTAGGGGAGAAGCTTCTGCTTGATGAGAAGGATGTATTCCATAAGGAAGCCTATACCGATTACTTGCGTCATCTTAAGGGTATTGAGGATGCACAGCGTAAGCACTCGGATGCAGTAAAGGCGAGAGTTGCCGGTGATCCCGTTCTTCAGCGCGAAATCCGTTCTACTGGCTTCTTGCATCAGATGAATGAGATGATTGATGATCTGAACGTCAAGGAAAAGCTGCCGGCGATGTTCTTCGTGTTCTCTCGCAAGAACTGTGAGGCGTATGCGGCGAAAGTCTCCTCTACCCTCATCGACACATCAGAGGGGGCGGCAATCAAGAACATTGTGCGCTTCCATCTGCATCGGTACTCTGATCTGGAAACGTTGCCGCAGTACCATACCCTAATGGCCCTCCTAATGAAGGGCGTAGCATTCCATCACAGCGGGATGCTGCCCGTTCTCAAGGAGATCGTGGAGATGCTGTTCTCGCGCGGAATGATTAAGCTGCTGTTTGCGACCGAGACGTTTGCTGTAGGAATCAACATGCCAACCAAGACGGTGATCTTCACGAGTTATCGCAAGTTCGATGATGCGGCCGAGGGGCTGCGAATGCTGCGGACGGACGAGTACATCCAGATGGCGGGTCGCGCGGGTCGGCGTGGAAAGGATACGCGCGGGTTCGTGTACTACCTCCCTGATCGCAAGCCCGAGACGGTGGAGGACGTGCAGCGCATGATGACGGGGAAGCAGCAGTCCCTAGAATCGCGGATGGATTTCCACTACGACTTCCTCCTGAAGTGTCTCCAGAGCGGGACGATGGGGTGGATGGGACTGGTGAAGAAGTCGTACTGGTACGTCCAGCGCCAGATGGAGACGGAGGGGCGGCAGGCCGAACTTCTGGAGCTGCAGATGAAGTATGCGGGACTGGATATCGGGGAGTATGAGTTGCGCGACACGTATGAGACGCAGATTCGCATGACCCAGAATGCCGAGCGGAAGAAGGCACAGTCGTCGCTCGATTCGTGGAAGAACAAGCATATGGGACCCAAGTGGGAGAAGGGGTGGCAGGAGTTCAAGGAGTTCAAGAAGAATCAGGCGGCAATTGCCCTGCTTCAGGAGAAGATCGAGGCATTCAAGGCCATTCAGGTACCGTTCCTCGCCAATCTCCAATCGCTCGGATATGCTGAGGGCGAGACGCTGACGGAGATGGGAGTCATGGCATCGGAGATTAATGAGGGCCATCCTCTCGTGATGTCAGCGATGTTCAAGCGAGGATTTGTCCTGCCTCGAGAAGAGGTGGTGGCTCTACTCTCGTGTTTCGTAGAAGGCGAGAAGACGGAGGAACCCATTAGTGCGTGGGGACTGCGGGTCCCCGATACGCTTAAGAGTGCGCTCTTGTCGGTCCACGCCATCGCCCAAAATCTGTGTGCTCGCGAGAACCCCAAGAGCCAATCCGAGTACTGGACTATTCACAATTACTGGCCCGAGATCGTCTACCGCTGGATGCACGGCGATGAGATGGCGGTTCTGTGTTCCGAGTATGAAGTGTACGAGGGAAACTTCATGAAAGCGATATTGAAGACGGCCAATATCGTGGACGAGTGGATCACCCTAGCAACGATTACAAAAAATCTAGAGGTTCTAGAAACTCTGCGCGAGATCCGACCGGACCTCGTGCGGGGTCTGGTTGTTCCTGACTCCCTCTACTTGCGGCTATAGACCGTCCGCCTCTTCCGGCGTCCGGCCTTCCGTGTTTGTGTCGCCGCCCGTTTGTTGGCAGTCGCAATCGCCTTATGCAAAAACTCAATCTCTTCCCGATCAGTAACGACCGACTTTTTCCCTTTTTCATGTTCCCGTCCCCGACGCTTCGCCATCAGCTTGTCTAGACGATCAAGAAGAACTGCTTTTCTAGACACTTCACGAAGTTTCTTGCGAACGTCCATCCTTATTTATTCCGCCGAGAAAGATACGAGTATGCGATTGGGAGTATAGTCCTCCCACCGCCGATCCAGAATGTCCTCGATCTCGTGATAATTTTCAATATTCTGGTGCGTAGGCCGACCGTTCTCGTCGGGCATTTCGCGATGGATGTAGAGTATTCCGCCAACAACAGTTGGCACATAGTCAATTGACATTCCCAGACCAATTGCTACGGTCTGACGAATCGTCCAATCCAGACCTACCCACTGGGTAGGCTCATCGAGGTATGAGTACATGTACGGCCGACGGTGGTATTCAGACCAGCGAACGTATATGAGGTCTCCATCATGTTCGTCATCAAATTCACCGACCTTGAAGTCGTTATCCGAATAGAAGTTAGGATCATCGGGAGCTGCGGGAGAAGGATGGCGGAGATGTGGTTGATTCATGGTTGTAAGAAGGTATAGTTGCCTGATCTGGAATATCAATATGAACGGATTCGTTTTGGTCGCGATCGGTGACGCGAACTGTTACCCTTACGCGAATATCAGTTTTCGCATACTGTTTCCACCGGCTCATATAGAATGCCCCCCTTTCCCAATGATGGGCAGGACGTTCAGGTTTCTTTCCGTTCTGGAAAAAGAGGTCTTCAATATGTATCTCAAATAATTGTTCGCCAATAAACCATCCTAGCGTTTCTCCGATGGTTTGATTAGAAGGAGCAAACTTTCCGTTCATGAACAGTGATCCAGTTTCGGTAAAGCACGAAACAATTATGGTTTCCGATGACTCACCTACCATGAACGTGACAAGCCCAACAGTAACTAATCTGTTCTTGGACTGGGGACGGTAAAAATTAAGTATATTTCCATAGTGGAAAGACATACTCCTTTACTCCACTATTTTCTTCTGAGGAAACGTGATGCTCAAACTTAGCGGAAGCAGCGCTCCCGAATCTACCAGTTCCTCCCACCGCATATCCAGAACGTACTTCTTCTGAAACTCTGCACCACTGAAGAAGTCAATATCCTGCCACATATAATTGGTATCTGCTTTGCCGGTATGTATCCATCGAAGCGTTTGACCGACGGTCAGGAATGGGTCAAAGTCTCGAGGGACCTTCTCGTCACACTCCCGAATATAGAACTTGCATTCATCTTCGTTCTTCCAGATCTCCAGTTGATAGTCGTAAGGGTAGTCGCCAACATTGAAATGAATCTTCATGATCTGAGAGTCTTTCATTTTGTCTGCTAAATCTAGAGTCTGCCACTCTCTGAATCCGTTTTAACATGAAACACCAACCGCTGCTTCCAAGTCGGTCGTTGCATATCAAGGAAGTACGTCACCTTGACCGGAGTCCCTTCGGGGAAGGTGTTGTCACTGGTAATCAAGCGATTCCAGTCGGGGATCCAGATGCGGGTAGCCGATATCACCGTACCCTTGATATCCTCGGGCCGCCGCTGGAGAATATCGAGGAACGCCAGATCTCGCGCATGTTTCTTCGCAAACGTTTGGAGCCGGTTGCAATCATCTTTGGCATTAGGAACCTCCATTCCCTTCATCGCCATCTGGTTTACCACGTCCGCCCACCGCCGAATCGGAGACGAACCGTGACAGTACCGCGTCTGGAAGCCCCAGTGCATGATTTCCGGACATACGTGTTCGTAGGTCGCGGACGCGTACGCGAACATCCGCGCATTCAGACCGAGCCGCTCGTACTTCTCCAGCTTCTCGGCGTTGGGAGCAGAATGGTGCCGTAGCAGACCCTTGCCAATCACGGTGAGAGAATTCGCCATCTGCTTGTTGTAGTAAATCATGAGTTCTGCTACCCAGTCGTGCGGATCTAGGAGCGGCTTCCTTCCCGCCATATGCTCGCAGATGGCTCGCAGTGTATCCATCGGGATCTCGGTGGCTAGACGGCAGTTGTCGTAAGTATATGATTTCTTGTTTATGATGACAACCTCCTTGAAATGGGGGTTCCAGATAGCATTTCCGGACCAGTCGAAGAACAATGTATACCCTAGCTTCTTCTCGCCGGGCAGAAGAGACATCTTCTCTTCCAGCGTCTTGGGGAACATGGACCTAACAGGAACGCCACCGTCGTAGAGCGATTGCCCGATATTCTGAGCGTGGGACATCCATGGATTGACGCGCACCCACTCAGCCACATCGGCGATCGTGATAGCGACCTTTGTGATGCCTTCGTCGGTTTCCCAGATGGAGATACAGTCGTCAATATCGACACAGCCCTCTGGGTCAATGTTGATGGTAGGAACATCCAGAATCGGACGATTGAAGGAGGGATATTCGGTCGCAGGAATCTTGGTCCAGTAATTGGGAGAATATGCTACATGAATCGCCTTACGCTCGGCCAAAGGATCGCCGCACGTTCCAATGACATCAACGATTTGTCCGCGCGGGAGAGCGTCGTCATTGATCTTTTCGGCAACTGCGAGAATGTTCTTCTTGAGATCTTTGTGGGTGGATGCCACGATCATTTGCGGAAACACGGTATTCAACGGACTGAAGAGATACATGGGGACATTGCGAGAGGTTAGGCCGTACCGCGTCTTGCTGGTGAGCTGAAGAACACCTGCGACACGCGTCATCTTGTATTTAAGTTACTCTCTATTCGGTTAGGGAGATCAGAACCCGTTTTCACTGACTTCCCCGCGACTTGGGGCATTTCGAGCATCCGCCCATGCCCTCCTTCACCTTCGGCGTAAAAGAGTTGCGAGACAGGAGCCAATACAGTACGACAATCCCAACAAGACCTGCGAGCACATAGATCCAGTTTACTTGTAGAGTCTCCAAAATTCCCCCACCTGTTTGCTTGGGCATTACTTTCAGCCAAGACAAATTATATACATAAATGGGCATACCCTTTTACTTCGTTAGCCTGATTAAGGCTCACAAGACAATCGTGTCTCGTGTCCGAACTCGTTTGGAACCCAATGTCCTTGCCATCGATTTTAACTGTTTGATTCACACCTATATGGACGACGCCCGACCCATCGAGAGTATTCTAGAAGCTCTGGCTACTCTCCTTGCGGACACATGTACTCCCCGTAACCACCTGTATATTGCGATGGACGGTCTGGTTCCCTACGCCAAGATCGTACAACAGCGCTACCGTCGCTTCCGTATCGCAGAGGGGAACCCAGTATTCGACCGTAACCAGATTTCGCCAGGAACTCCGTATATGAAGGAGCTGGACGTGGCAGTTCGAGCCCGATTTCCGCAGGTCATTATGTCGTCCACCGATCTTCCAGGTGAGGGCGAACACAAGCTGTTTGAGTGGTTGAAGACCTTGCCTGCCACCGAGCGGTCGAATACTGTCATCTACGGTCTGGATGCCGATCTGATTCTCCTGTCTCTGGCACAGGAGCGCCTGTGTTCGCTCTCCCTCCTTCGTGAGAACCAGAATTTCCAGTCAAAGGCGGAAGGGTACTCCACTCTAAACATCTCTGACCTCGCCCGCAAACTTCCGATGAATCCCCAGCAGTACGTCGCACTCTGCGTCCTCTGTTTCGGCAATGATTTTATGCCCCCTGTCGGTATGTTTTCTCTCCGCGAGAACGGACACGATCGCGCTATCGAATGTTATCGCCAAGCGGGCGAACCTGATCTCTTGACGGCAGGGGGTCGTCAGGCGTTTCTGCAGACAGCGCAGACACAGGAGATGAAGTTTTATACGGAGCGGGTAAGGACCCGCGATAAGCCGGCTGAGAAGGCAATTTTCTCGGCAGACGGGCGGCATTTCGAGGCACGCTACAATCTTCACATTCTGGATGGAACTACTAATATCGCCCAAGTGGTGGGTGCATTTTGGAAGACGTTTCATTGGACTCTTCACTATTTCTGTGAGAACGAGTGTCTCGATTGGAATTGGGTGTATCCTTACCCCGAATCCCCTCTCGTTCAGCAGCTGGTGCGATACGAGGAGATTCCGGTTCAGTGGTCGGCTGAAGAACCCAAGTTTACGGTAACGAAGCAGCTACAATTCATTCTTCCGCACGATTCGCTTCGGAGGGCTAAGAAGCGAGTAGCCTTCCCAGACGAAATGTACAATGAGGAAACCGATACGCGTATTGCGTGGATGCGGCGCTATGCGTGGGAGTGCGAACCACGAATCTCTCTGCCCCTGTCTACCGAAGAGATGACCTCGGTCCAATCTTTCCAATATTCCCCAGTTTGAACCCACCTGTCTGGGGCATGGTTATTTTGGGAACGATCGTCCCCCCTGCCGCAAGAACAGACGCCTGTTCGCTGATTGGTGATACGTTGAACTCTCCAAGCACCCGAATATCCGACCACGAAAACGAACGCCTCGCCCAGTATTCCTCTTCGATGGTATTCAGTTCCTTTAGTTTGGGGGCGGCAGATACGCCGGTTAATGTCATATTTTTCATCCAATCGTTCCGTATATACACAAGGTACTGCTGACGCCTTACTTTAGCCGTTTCCGAGTCAGGGATCTGGGACTGGAGTTCGACAATGCTTTCTTCGAGCGTATAAATCTTCTTGTGACTGCGCTTATTGACGGTGTTGTGGGCGCGGAACACAAATTCACAAACAGTGCGACGGCTGTTTTTCCAAGAAGGGTACCTCCGAGTATAGAGTTCTACCATTTCTGCGAAATGCTGAAGACAACTCGGACAAAGAATTGTACTGGTAAACGACCTGAGAAACCGATTTAGGAGTTCCAGCTCAAACTGGGACGGAAAATCGGGGTAGAGGGCAGCAATTGTGTGGAGTGTTGCCCACCCAAGTGGACCCCACGCTTTTGTCATTATATAGTCTTATCAAGAAAGAAGTCCCGCTCCCACCGAGTCAGTATAAAGAACCCGAAGAACCGTAGGAGGAATATTTTTCTTCTCAGCTCCAATAATCTTCTTCTCAATCAACTTCTTACGTATTGTCTCGACGTCTAGCTTCGCGGCCTTCGCCTTCGCAGTCTTACGCGCCTTCTCGAGACCCTTCTCTGTCATTAACTTCACTGAACGCTTACGGGTCGCAGGGGCCTTTGACGGATTCTTTGCGGGAACAATCTTTGCCGTCTTCCGCAGGATTCCTTTGGGGAACGTCTTGGTCGAGCGGCGAACGCGGTTGCGGCGACCCCCAAATCCAGGACCGCTCGGCATTCCAACTGGATTTACGGGAGCCGTAATCGTTGACACGCGCGTCGATGGATCCTTACCATTAAACGCGGGATCACTTCCCTCTTTAATGATAGTGTATTTGGTAGGACCGTCGCTTGCGGGCATACAAGACCTTCTTACTCAAAACGGATAAAAACTTACGGCGAGGTCGCTAGTATCAAGATACGACACAATGGAGGCAGTACGTTCCTATTTCAAGAATGGAGTTTCGCGTTTCTCTGAGTCGCAAATTGAACCCTACGAAGACTTTCTCCGCAACAAGATCCCCCTGATTCTGCGATCGACACCGCCCATCGTGGTATGGCACGATCAGGACGAGGCGACGAAGAAGTACAAGTACGAGTTCCGACTCTCGTTTGACAACGTGTCCTACCTGAAGCCGCGCATTCAGGAGGCGACGGGTCGTCTGAAGCAGATGCTGCCGCACGAGGCGCGTATCCGCAACTTCACCTATGCCGCTCAGATGTTTGTGGATATTCATCTGAAGGTCCGCTCGTACAGCGGTCCCAATCTGACGGAGTTCAAGGAAGAGACCAAGACGTTCGAGGGTATCTCCCTCGGCAAGATTCCCGTGATGCTGGGGTCTTCGCTCTGCGTTCTCAAGGATTACCCGATGACTCTAGAGGAGATGGGCGAGTGTCCGCAGGATCCGTTCGGGTACTTCATCATTCACGGCGGCGAGCGCGTGATTCTGTCGCAGGAGAAAGTGGCGGATAACCGTATCATGGCCTTCTTCAACAAGAAGACCACGACCAAGCACACGCACTCGGTCGAGATGAAGTCTCTGCACGAGAGCTTTACCCTGCCTCCCAAGAAGCTGGAGATCCGGATGTCGAGCAAGTTCAACGGTCTCGGCTACCCTCTCACCATCTGCATCCCCCGTTTCCGCGAGGACATTCCGATGATGGTGTTCTTCCGCTGTCTCGGGATCGAGACGGACAAGCAGGTCTATCAACTCCTCGGGGTCGAGGAGACTGATCCGCTGATGGCATCGTTTAAGGAATGTGCGGATATTGGCGTATTCACCCAGCAGGAGGCGATCGAGTATCTTTCCCATCATCTGCAATATCCTCCAGCGGTCGAGGATAAGACGTCCCATGTTCGCGCCCTGCTCCTCACCGAGTTCCTTCCGCACATTACGCTGGCCGGTGAGACCCTTGACCCCGCCGTCATCGTCGCACGCAAGGTCAAGATTCTGGTGAGTATGGTCCGGAAGATTCTCGATACGTCTGCCAACCGTATTCCATCCGATGACCGCGACGCCTACCCCAACAAGCGTGTGGTCACGACAGGATCGCTCCTTACCCATCTCTTCCGCCAGCTGTTCCAGAAGGTATGCAAGGACATTCGGTCCAAGTTCGTCCACGAAATCAATAATGATAACTGGAAGCGTTCGGGCAAACCGCTCGATGTGCTGGTTCTCTCCAACCTTTACAAGATCATGAAGGTCTCATCCATCGAGGGCAAACTGAAGCAGGCGCTGGCAACCGGCAACTTCACCGTTCAGGGTCTCGGGACATCAGGGTCCACCTCTCTCTCGAACGCTACCAAGTCGGGTGTTTCACAGGTTCTCAATCGCCTGTCCTACAATGCGACGCTCTCGCACATCCGCCGTATCCAGACTCCGGTAGAGAAGTCGGGTAAGCTGCTGGCTCCTCGCAAGCTCAACGGCTCTTCGTGGGGATTTGTCTGCCCCGTCGAGACGCCAGAGGGTCACTCGGTCGGTATCGTGAAGACGATGAGCTTGATGTCTACCATTTCCACCCACGTTCCCTCCTTCGTGGTGACAAACTTCCTTCGCGAGATCCCAGATGTTGAGTGGATCACCGATGTCTGGTCCAGCGGCCCCGTTGCGATTCTCGTCAACGGTGTCATTATCGCATACACGTCCAAGCCGAAGGAGGTATACGACCGTCTCAAGAGTGCTAAGCATTCGTGCCGCATCCACCCTCACGTGTCGGTGGCATGGAACGTTCTCCAGTCCCGCATCATTATTGAGACGGACGCCGGTCGGCTCGTGCGCCCCGTCTTCCGCGTGGAGAACGGCAAGATTCTACCCGTGCCTCCTGAGGGAACGCCGTGGGCCGAGTGGATCTCCACGTGCGTTGGCTACATTGACGCCAACGAGTCCGAAGTTGCGCATATCGCAATGTTCCCGTGTGAAGTGGGTCCTACGCACACGCACTGCGAGATTCATCCGCATATGATTCTCGGCCATATGGCCTCCATCATTCCGTTGTCGAACCATAACCAGTCGCCGCGTAACGCTTACCAGTCGGCGATGGCGAAGCAGGCGATGACCCTGTATGCCTCGAACTACCACAAGCGTCTAGACAAGAACGCTTACCTGTTGGCCTCACCCCAGCGCCCGATCGTGGAGACACAGATCATGTCGATCTTGAATATGCACAAGATGCCGAGCGGGTGCAATGCTATTGTGGCCATCGCCTGTTATTCGGGCTACAACCAGGAGGACTCCGTCATCCTCAATCGCGGGTCCCTCAAGCGCGGGTTCATGCGCGGGTACTACTACACTGTCTACAAGGACGAGGAGCACCGTAACGTGGCCAGCGGGCGCGAGGAGCGGTTCTCCAAGCCCCGTCACGAGAACACGAAGGCCTTCAAGAACACGTCTTACCACGCGGTTCAGGAGAACGGCATTCCGATCAAGAACGCCGTCGTACAGGAGAATGACGTGGTCATCGGCAAAGTTGTGAATCTAAGGTCTGATCCGCATGGGTACATGTACCGCGATCTATCGACGACCCACAAGAACTCCGAGCCTGCCCGTATTGACGGTGTGTGGCAGGATAAGAACTCGGACGGATACCCCTTCGTCAAGGTGCGGGTGATTGCCGAGCGTACTCCCCAGATCGGTGATAAGTTTGCTTCGCGTGCCGGCCAGAAGGGTACATGTGGAATGATTCTAGATGAGTGTGATATGCCCTTTACGGCAAGCGGTCTGCGTCCCGATATCATCATGAATCCACACGCTATTCCGTCCCGCATGACGATCGCGCAGTTGCTGGAGACGATGTATAGCCGGGTAGGTGTTCAGACGGGCAATCTGGGCGACGGTACGCCCTACTCTCATCTCGGGATCGAGGATCTCAAGCAACACATGCACAATCTTGGAATGCACCCATATGGCAACGAGATCATGTACAACGGTCAGACCGGCGAGCAGATGGAAGTAGAGATCTTTATGGGAACTACACATTACCAACGCCTCAAGCACATGGTGATCGACAAGGCGCACTCGCGTGGACGCGGTCCCATTGTGTCCCTGACCCGCCAGCCATGCGAGGGCCGTGCTCGCGACGGAGGTCTGCGTGTAGGCGAGATGGAGCGCGACTGTTTCATTACGCACGGTGCGGCCGCATTCACGAAGGAGCGTCTGATGGATGTATCCGACCCGTTCACGACCGGTGTGTGTTCTTCTTGCGGTTCGCTCTCTACAATCAACGAGAAGGATCGTCTCTATGAGTGTAGGTCGTGTGGCTCGAAGGCGGGCCTTGAGGATAAGACGATTCCGTATGCTGTCAAGCTGTGGCTACAGGAGTTGGAAGCCATGCACATCTCACCCCGTATGATGTCATAACTTAACCTGAAATCGTATACATAAACGTCGTTTGATTTGATGCGTTTGAACCAAACACATACATGGTATTTTGTCCTGTGATAAGAGGAGTTGTGAAAACCTGTATAGGAACCAATCCAGTCGTCTGTCCGTTCAAAATAAGTCTAGATACATAGGACTGTGTAGCTCCTCCCCTATAGTATGCATTGTATTGATTCACCGTTCCAGATACAGAAGACACATAGACAAAACCAGACGAATCAACTACCGGGGCTTGTAACGAAAGTGGTATTTTTTCAGAAGGGGGCGATGACCATACCGTCGTGTATGCACCTTGTCCGCCTAGTGCTCCCGATGCATTGATACCTCCAAAGGCATATAAAAGTTGTTCGTTGTTTGCATTTCCAGCAATCACGTGAGCCCACAAATTTCCGGTTGGATCCGTGGACAAGACTGGTGGGGATACGACCGAAATGCCGGGATACTGAATATAGAGATCAAGACCTGTCGTACGAACGGTTGTGTTGTTCAAAATAAAAATATTGTTGTCATTCTGAACCGTAATGCCTATATTGCTCGCGGTTAAATATGGTGTAAACACATACTTTCCTGTAGTATTTGTATTGTATACCCAATTGAGGTACCCTGTTTGGGCGACATAACAGTATACGTTTGCTTGGTCTGTTCCTACAAATATATTAATTCCGTCTGTCGATACTGACGACCGAAAGAGCTCTCCGTTCCTCTGTGTCGTACCCGTCCAAACAACTCCAGCGTTCGATGCTTGAAACGCTCCAATCGTATTTCCGTATGCGCAAAATACGTAGTCAAATGATCCATTTGTTATCGACAGTGGTGTCCCGAGAACGCCTTGACCGAGGCGAACAGGGTAACCACCTAGAACAGTTGCATTTGAATCAAGGCGATAAAGACTTCCGGCGTCGGTAGCAAACACTATGGCTCCAGTTGGGGATACCACAGGTCCTCCATTGTTTACGGCTGATCCGGTTGCAAACCTCCAAACAATTTGGTTATTGTATATCTTGAGAAGTGTACCTCCCTGGGTCATATAGTACACTTCACCAAGTGGACCAATCGCAGGAAGTGTGCGCGTGTTTGATGTGGACAGTGCTAGGGATGTACTGAGTAGATATTGAGATTCTGCTACTACTGAATTACGAAACCCAGAGGAGAGAAAATGGTCTCCAAGCTGTCGGGTCGTTACGGTCGTTGGGTATATGGGAGCAACGGGCTGTGGGGGAACAACCGGAGGTGGTGCTGGTAAACAGTAAAAGGGGGTTACGGGACAGTTCACAATCGGCGGCGGACAACATAACGGGCTTTTGCGAACATCCAGAATAGGCGGTTTCTTGGTATTTGTGAGCCCCCAACCGAATCGCAGCCTTGGATTGAAGGGCTCAACAATTCGTTTGCAGCTTGTTGTCGGATAGGGCTGTAGAATCGGAATCTGCTGGCGAGGAGGAGGAGCCTGGTAATTATTACGAGGAATCAGCCCAAAGCTAACCTTGTATAGCGTACTTTGGTTGAAATTATTCGATGCAGATATATAGATATCACCTACATCATTTACCGCAAGGGCATTGGTCTTAAATAACGTAAACTTCTGGGGGTCGGTTGTTGGGACATACGCATTTATTCCACTTCCTACTACTCGCACAATTGTGTTGAGATATTTATTGTCGGCATATACGCTATCTTTCTGGGTATAGAAGATGTTATTCCCCGAAGTGACAATGGCGCGGAGACCGGTCTGAATTCCTCTCGAGTTTATTATGTTAAACGTTGGTTGATTCGACAAGAAATCGTAGTAATAAATATTTCCAAAATTGAATTCCGATGCATAAATTCTCTGTTCGTTTGGTGATAGCGCGATTCCCTTGAAATTCAGGGTAGGCCCTTGGTTCGAAAAAAATGAGTTTATAAACGAGCTTCCATAGTTCTCGATTGTAGAAATGGTTTGTCCGCGCTGCGTTATAATGTACACAACCCCCTGTGAATCAACAATAATATTTCCAGTATTGTCTCCAAAGCGATAGATATCACGATCGATAGGAACAGTGAGTACTGGCAAAGGTGATGTTAAGTCTATAGAGGCGATGGATATGCGTAGACAGTGATTATCGTAAGGGGCGTTGATGTATAAATATTTTCCATTCGGGTCGACCGTTAACCCTGTGATTTCTCCCGATAATGATCCGACGTACCCCGTGGGAACGACTCTTTGCATGGCGATAGTGTCCTCAAGTTCATTGTATACGTATATGTTGCCGTTTGATGTTCCAACATAAAGAACTGTATACGAATTTCCGGAATTGTTATAGGGAGACTTAGCAACGGCTAGAGCTGATATTTGATCCGTATACGAGTATGCCGTTATGGTAGAAATAAGGCTCATTATAATGAAAGTGGGTATTATTCTCCCTACAACCTCTCGCGGACGAGATTGGACCTATCCTAGACACTCGTATTTTCTCTCTATGCTGGCAACCTTTATCGAGACAATGTCTCCGGGATACTCCTATACCTTTTACATCGGGTATGACTCCGACGACCCGTTTTATATACGGACAGACGTTCGCGACTTTTTTCAGAGAGTTCATTCTGATATTCAGTGGATCCCTGTTGATGTTCCTAAAGGTCATGTGACACTTATCTGGAATATCCTAGCCCTGAAAGCCTATAATGACGGTTGTGATTACCTCTACCAGTGCGGAGACGATATTAAGTTTCTGAAAGCGGGGTGGGTAGATGCCTCAATTCGACTTTTACAGGCGAATGGAAACATTGGGATGACGGGTCCGCAAAATGATGGAAATACAACGATCCTGACACAGGCGATGGTTCATCGCACACACCTTGAAATTTTTAATGGAAAGTTCTTTCCTCCAGAAATCAAGAACTGGTACTGTGATGATTGGCTGAACGGGGTCTATCCTCGCCTACCCCTGCCCCCCGAATATCGCTGCTGCAACACGGGAGGAGATCCTCGTTATGAGATTGCATATATGCAGAATGAGTGTCTAGAACTTATACGCAAAGGCCGAGAGTGGGTACGAGTATACCAAGAGAAGCGAAATAGTGTCATGGACAACCGCACCCCAGTAAGCAACGTACAGGTTGGTGCCGAATCCGACCATCATGATCGCGATGAGAACAAGTGAACGCAAAACGGTGTTGATGAGGACATTGCTCGTCGGGAAGAGAAGAGGATCCATATCTCCTAGTGAAAGAAAAAAATATATATCACGAGGACGCGGTCGTTTTATTCTCTTCCGCCGCGTGGGTCCAGGAGAAAAAAATAATGTTGATATGGAACATAAACACAATATGGGAGGTGGACTCATGCAGCTCGTGTCGTATGGTGCGCAGGATATCTACATCTCGGGCAATCCCCAGATTACGTTCTGGAAGGTGCTGTACAAGCGCCACACCAACTTCGCCATGGAGGCGATTGAGGTGACGTTCAACGGCCAGGCTGACTTCGGCCGCCGCGTCACGGCCGTCATCAGCCGCAATGCCGATCTGATGTACCGCACGTACATCCAGGTCACGCTGCCCCAGATCAACCTGAACACGGCTGGCTCCACGGGCACGCGCTTCCGCTGGCTCAACTACGTCGGCCACCGCCTCATCAAGCAGGTCGAGATCGAGATCGGCGGCTCTCGCATTGACCGCCAGTACGGCGACTGGATGCAGATCTGGACGCAGCTGACGCAGCCCGTCGGCACCCAGGTGTCGTTCGACGACATGGTTGGCAACTCCGCCGACCTCGTGCTGCTGAAGGACACGGCGGGTGTTGCGCTGGATGCCACCTGCGCCGCGTCGGAGGCCACCAACTCGTGCTTGTCCCGCGCCGGCACGCCGCTGAAGACGCTGTACATCCCCCTGCAGTTCTGGTACTGCCGCAACCCCGGCCTGGCGATCCCGCTGATTGCTCTCCAGTACCACGAGGTCCGCATCAACGTCGAGTTCGAGCAGAACTACAACTGCTGCTACGCTGACGTGCAGGTTGGCGACTTCTCGGTGCTGCCGACCTACCCGTCCACGATCTACCTCGGCAACGGTGTCACGGCCGTCTCCCAGCTCCAGCTGGTTGCCGCGTCGCTGTACATTGACTACGTCTACCTCGACACGGAGGAGCGCCGCCGCTTCGCCCAGCAGTCGCACGAGTACCTGATCGACCAGCTGCAGTTCACGGGCGACGAGACGGTCACGGCCTCCTCGAACAAGATCCAGATGAACTTCAACCACCCCGTCAAGGAGCTGGTCTGGATCGTCCAGCGCGACTCGTTCGTCGACTGCAACGCGCCCCCGACGCCGTGGATCATGGAGGCGCTGGGCCAGCAGCCGTTCAACTACTCGGATGACTGGACCACGGAGGGCATCGTGACGGCGGTGCTCGGCCGCGGCGCCCTGGCGACCAACACTGGCGCCAGCGGCCTGTCGCAGGTTGTCCCGACGTTCTCGGCCTCGGCTGGCTCGGGTGCGGGCGTCGTTGGCTTCGCCTACTCCCAGTCCCAGATCGGCGGACTCGGTGTTGCGGTCGGTCCGGGTCTGTCTACGGGCTCGGGCATCTACCAGACGGACGGCACGGCGGGCGCAGACAACTTCTTCGAGGGCACCACGAACTACCTGCTCGCCAAGGTCATCCTGGCCTCGAACGTCAAGTGCGAGGGCAAGAACCCGGTGGAGGTTGCCAAGGTGCAGCTCAACGGCCAGGACCGCTTCGACGAGCGTGAGGGCCGCTACTTCGACAAGGTGCAGCCGTGGCAGCACCACACCCGCACGCCGTCGGTGGGCATCAACGTGTACTCCTTCGCGCTCAAGCCCGAGGAGCACCAGCCCAGCGGCACGTGCAACTTCTCGCGTATCGACAAGGCCACGCTCAACCTCACGCTGTCCGTCAACACGGTCCAGCAGCAGCGCACGGCCAAGGTGCGCATCTACGCCGTCAACTACAACGTGCTCCGCGTCATGTCGGGCATGGGCGGCCTGGCCTACTCCAACTAAACGCCGAACCGTACGGTTGTGGTGTTTTGTTGTGTGTGGTGATCCTAACTAAAACCTAAATAAATAACGGTCCCGGAAACGGGGCTCAATACAGGCTGCAAACGCAGGATGTATTGATACGGAAAATTCGATGCGCGTTAAATTATTCTATTTAAAGGTCGATTCGTTATTACCATGTAAACCATGCAGACACTCGCGAGCTATTACAGGACTACCGTTGATAAGAATGACACGTTTACCGGTGGATGGGCTCCATCGTATTATGGAGTGTTTACTAACGTTATTAACGAAAATAACTATAAAAAGGTGGCAGAGGTGGGAATTGGATACGGAACGCATGCGAAGTACGTCCTTAAAACGACAGCTGTAGATATGTTGTATCTTATTGACCCCATGCAGTTTTACCCTAACGACTTATTTGCCGAGGATATTATGAAGTGTAAACCAATAGTACACAACAACCAGTTCAATGAGATGCATGATCTTATTCGGCAAGAGCTCAGCCCATGGAAGGATCGCTTTATGTGGTTTCGGACACGGAGTCTAGATATTACGAACGAGCAGATCGCTGATGGAGGTCTTGACTGTGTGTTTATCGACGGAGATCATTCTTACGAGGCGGTAAAGCGCGATCTTCCCTTCTGGTGGAAGAAGATTCGGGTTGGCGGAATGATGCTAGGAGATGATTACTGGATGGAGCCTGTAGCGCGTGCCGTGAACGAGTTTTCGCTAGAAAACAACCTGCGGATTCGATTTCTAACGCGCGAAGGTTGTGCCTACAAGATTTTCTGTTTTAAGAAGACAGAGTAGAGTAGTAGCGCACAAAAGTGATATAGAGATATAGAATCACGTAATAATACAAGATGACGACCTTTATCTTTGATCTCGATGGGGTTCTGGTCGATTTTAAAACCCTCCATCGTGATGCGTTTATTCGTGCGTGGAATACTGCATACCCAAAGCTGTCAATTGATACGATCTTCCACGCAGATCGTCTTGAAGCGCGGTCGACCAATCAGAAACTCGATGTTCTTCAGACTTATTTTAATGTCGACGTAGACAAGCCGCTAGTGTTCAAAGAGAAGCAGGCTATTACACTCGATATGATTGGTCCGATGCCGGTCTACTCAAAAACGCGCGAGGCAATTCTATGGGCGCACGAGCAGGGACTTATTTTAGCATGTTGCAGTAACAGTATTCGTTCAACTGTCGAGACATCTCTTACCAAGCTAGTTAACATGTCACTGTTTAAGGTTGTGCTTTCGAACGAGGACGTAAACGCCCCCAAACCATCCCCCGAAATTTACCAGAAGGCGGTTAGTATGTTGGGAGCGGATCCAGAGACGACGTATGTGTTCGAAGACAGCGAAGTAGGAAAAGCGGCTGCCCGTACAGCTGGGCTCAAAGTCATCGACGTTGTCGATGCCCTAGATATTACTCCCGCTCTTCTGCGTGATATTTCCCTGTACGGATGTCGTCAGGAACCCGCTCAGATCAATATTGTAATTCCTATGGGAGGTCTGGGTTCGCGATTTCAAACCGAAGGATATACAACTCCCAAACCGTTTCTTCCTATATTTGGGGTACCGATGTTCATGCGCGTGGTAGATAATATTGTTCCCACCACTCTTCGGTCTAAGGCAAATATCCACATCATTGTTCGGGAGGAACACGCTTCTCGATTTAACGAGCTCAAGACCGGTGAGAACATACACATTCATACTGTTGAAAAACTCACAGAGGGAGCTGCGTGTACTGTTCTAACGGTCAAGAAATTCATTGATAATGAGTTTCCCCTGGTTGTCGCTAACTCAGATCAGTTTCTCGAGTGGTCCGCACCAGATTTTTATCGGTGTTTGTTTCATCCTGATTTTGATGGAGTTATTTCAACATTTGAACAGCCGAACCCAACGGATCTTCGTTGGTCGTATGCAAATATAAACGAAAACGGCCACGTCACACAGGTGGCAGAGAAGACGTACATTGGACCGCTCGCGACAACAGGAGTTTACGGCTGGAAGCGAGGATCTGACTTTATCAAGGATGCAGAGCTGATGATTGAGAAGAATATTCGTGTAAAGAACGAGTTCTATGTCTGTCCGGTCTACACAATGGGAATAGGGCGAGGCCTTACTATACGAACCCATAACTGCTTAAAGATGTGGGGTCTAGGAGTACCTTCCGATTACGAGTATTTCCTCCGTAATTACGTGTTTAAGAATACCAGGGAGTGACTGGAAGGGGGTGGTTCGTGATCGTCTGAGGCTCCCATACGTATTCAGTCATCAACTGACGTTGCTCGGGAGTGTTCTTCCAACCTCCGAAGTGTATGTAGCCTGGAAAGGTGCACAAATGAACCTTTACGTCTCCCCAATCGCCAGTCAAATATTTATTTACATAGTCTGCTGGAATGTATATCTCACGTATGCGCGCGCTTAGAAGATAGATCGCAAATGCAAATGTTCCGAATCCACATACGAGAACCTCCGCACTTAACAGTTCAGATATATCTCCTTCCAACGAGCGCGTTTTCCTGCTTACAATTGATGTGTTGTTCAATAACTTGTCAACACACGGATTGGACCTGTCTTCGTATACCATACCTGTCACATTCCCTGTTCCTACAGCCCTGATATAGTAATCAAGCGGAGGCTGTACGTATTCATTTGGAATGTGGTTTCCACCGAATACATCTCCTCCTCTAAGATGAATATACGTTTTGAGCTGCGATGGGGGTGGGCGTATTGCGAATATAGGGAGAATGTATGTTTGCGCTAGTCGTCGCATTTCACCCGGAGATGGATAACGTAGTCCAATTTCATGCAGAAAATAAAACGAGTTGGATACAGGGTGGTTTTGGGAAACAGCACGCCCGTTTAACTGAATTATACACTGCGTAAAAAACGGGTGAGGAGGAAACATGATAGCAGTGTAGTTTCGCTGTTCTGCATAGAATAAACAGTTTACTACTTGAAGAATATTATTTCCGAATCTTCCAAACCACCCGTCGATTCTTAGCATACGATCGATTTATACATTTACATAACAACAGTTGTAAATGATAATGAGTCTTAAAGACACATATGAAAGAATTAATCGTTCAAGTATTCCCAAGGAACAACCAGGTATACTATCTTCCGAACCGGAATATTGCAAGGCGATTTGGGCCATGGGAGACTGGATACCAACTCCCGAATATCACGCTCTGATGGATCACCTCAGTATATTGAGTTCATACGGTATAGTCTATACTGAAAACGGCTTAACCGGTGGAAAACTTCATTTTACGCTGTTTCAACTACAAACCTTTCCGGTTTGTGTGAATACACAGTCTAGCCCCGAAAGCGAAGTTCTGAGGGATATTTTAAATACGTTCCCGACATTTACTGTCAAATTTCGCGGGGTATCGAAAACCCGCAACGGTCTTTTTCTATGCGGGTACCCCGATTATGATATAAATATACTTCGAGACCAGATACGTGAAAAGTGTGGGGGGATTGTGGAACCTCACCCGCAAGATATCTGTCATTCTACTCTTTTTCGGTTTCACACCTCTCCCACTCCAGAGATCCTAGGGGTCGTTGACGATATTGTTGCTGCGTATAAACACGTACCGCTTCTGACGTTTGTTCCCAGAGTGTGGGAATACGGGTTTGGTACTTGGACGCAGATCGATTCTCAGAGACGTATTGTTGACTCGTGGCCTGCAAATCCGCATTGGATATGCCACCGAGCTCTAAAAAATGGTCCGAACCCCCACCTTGAAAATAAGGAGTCCGAGATTCTCGATAGGTTACGCGAGGGTTGGGGCGTAGAAATTGATGTATGGTATCTTGATGGAAAGTGGTGGCTGGGCCATGACAAAGCAAGCGATATATTACTTGATAAATCTATACTGACACATCCCCGCGTGTGGGTTCACTGCAAGCATCTACCAGCGTTAGAGAGGTGCGTTCAACAGGGAAACATTCATTGTTTCACGCATGATTCGGATGAAGCAACACTGACCTCTAAGCAATACATTTGGTGCTATCCTGGCAATATTCTTGGGAATAAGTCTGTTTGTGTAATGCCTGAACGTCATAACTTTACGATAGACGATATATGTATGGCTGAATACGTATGCTCCGACTATTTACCAGAAAGATTCTATAAGAAGACATAATGCGCGTTGCCTTTTTGTTTTGCGGAAGGATAACCGGTTACAAAGACTGCTACGAATCATTTATAAAGCATGTTGTTACTTCAGTAGGCGTCGAGTACGATAGTTTTTTAGCTCATAATTCTGAAAATAGTTCTGCAGATATAGATACCTTTGTTAACCTGTACTCTGTTAAGAAATTTACGAATGAAGCTCCTGATATTCAGTCTTTTCATGATCTTCCGCGAGATCCATCCACGTGGGGATTGAATGGGTTCAAGATGTTTTACTTCTGGAAACGGGCTTATGAACTTATGGAATCGTATTCTAACTCGCATAACGTTCAGTATGATATGGTGATTTATCTGCGGGCAGATGAGATATTTCAGTCAAATCTTAACCTTCCATCCATAGAAAAGAATTGTATATACATCCCCGATGGATTCGATTGGTTAGAAGGCATCAACGACCAACTGGCGATCGGACAAACAGATGCGATGAAAAAGTTTATGAATGTGAGTTCAAATATTCATAGGATTTATTCAGACACACATAGGACGTTCCACCCAGAGTCATATGTTCGGTTATCTACCAATATGTATGGACTGCGAGTTGTGCGCTTCAAGCTCGATTACTATCTACATAAGGACCGACGAGAGTAATTATTTACATGTAATCGCATTCACACTACAATGGTGACGCTGCGAGAATGGCAGCAGCAGCTAAAACTAAAACGAGATATCCTCTATAACTGTTCGATACAGGATGGAAGTGATAGTTGGGTACCCTTCCCGATTGGTATGGGATATACGTTTAACAATTATTCAGGAAACTACGAACATACTCAGATAGGGAGTCATTCACATACTGTATTCTGCGCAATCAATACAACAACTGACAGTCTTCGGAGAGGCAATCGTGGTGGTGTGAACCGTAAAGTGATCGCCCAAACACTCGAACGAAACGGAATTGGCAATATGTATATTGACGCAACCCAGTATTTCCGCGCCCTTCCTCATTATAAGTTTGTCGTGTCACCCGAAGGAAACGGGATCGACTGTCATCGACACTACGAAGCGCTGATGGCAGGGTGTATACCAATTATTGAACGGAATCCTGGAATCGAAGAGAAATACCGCGGATGCCCCGTTCTTTGGACGACTGATTACAGTGAGATTAACTGTGACTACCTGAATCATAAATACCAGGAGATGGTTGACAAGGAGTACGATTTTTCCCGTCTATTCATGAGGACGTATCCTGAATCTCTTCAGGATCAAATTCGAACAAACGGTAATTATTGGGGGATAAGGCTCACTGGGCGGCCGTGGTATAATTAACATTAAAGTGTCCGCGTCCACCTGTGAGGGGATTGATCATAATATGCCTATCTTTATCAAACCCATTCTTATGCATCATAAGTAGACCTCCAATCCACGTAAACTGCGTGTTTTGTAGACCTATAACAGAATCGCAATCTCCAAACATGCAAATAATACGTGCGGCTGTAATACTTTCCTGTATTGCCAGATCTGGCTGCGAACGGACCATGCCAATATTACTGTTGTTATACCTCTTCTCGCGATCGTCCCACAGTATATCGACCGGGAGAGATAACTCATTATAAACATTGGGGTCATCACTGGAGAGATACACTCCTACGCGCTTACCTTCGTATCGTTTCAGTTCTTCGGTAAGAAACTTCATATACACAGAAATAGGAACGTGAGGATGTTCCATCGTCTTATCGCCCCTACGAATATGTAGGCCAATACGAACATCATACGAATTCCACTTCAAGTAGGATTTCTGGTCGGCAATATGTGCTCGGAGAACAGCCGTGGGACGCCCAAGCAACGCATATGCCAAATTTGCAGCCCAGACATCCCTGTCTAGACCTGGCTGGAACGGACATAGCGGATAAATGGTGCTGTTGCGCGAGGGATGGTGCCAAGTATCCTTGAAAAAGTCCCACGCAATAGTCCTTTCCTGCCGATTTGTATTCTGAAGAAGACTGAGGTCAAAGAGGCCTTCAATTACATAGTTTGAGTCTACCCCGAACTTCATAGTAGCATTATGCTGGATAGCAAGGTTGAGTCCAGTCATAAGACGGTTTATAGTTGCTCCATAGCCAGCAGGTTCAATACGAAATGCTAAAATATTTGTCGCGCGCTTCTGAGCGTCAGCAATCATTGGTAGAACATTCATTTACGTATCCAAAGACCTGAATACGTAAATGAAATACATTGATACCTACAGATTCTTAAATCCTCATCTTCATTCGACGAAAGAGACAACTGGAACAACTCCGGCAGGGGTGTATACAGTCACACGGAACCCCCCAAACCTTCTACGGTTTCAGGAAGATACGAAGGCGATCCTGAAGAACAATTTTGGGTTCACGGATACTCTCTTTACCAAACACGATGTTCACTACCCGTCACACACCATCCGTCGAACACCACACGGGTTCGGTCGTTTTTCGATTATTGACGCACAAACCCAGTGGGGGAATACATACTTCCATTTCCTTACCGAAGTTATGCCCTCCGTTCTCCAGATCGCGAATCCGTCGTTTCCTATTTGCTGCCTCTACGCCCCCTTTATCATCCCGTTCTTTCGATGGTTCGGAGTTCAAAATAACGTGATATTTGAAATGCCAGCATACCGTAAGGAATCCATCGACCAGCCGTATATTGAGTGCGGGAATCCCTCCCTCCAAAAGATCCAGCTCCTGCGGACAGTTATTGAATCTCGATCACAGCTAACGCCGGCAATTGGTATTCTAATGTATCGTCAAGAACCAACTCGTAAGGTTCTGAACCACGACGAAACTCTTATCATGCTTAAGACGAAATATCCAGACCTAGAATGGGTCGTTTTTGACAAGCTTTCGCCAGAGGATACGGCTACACTCTTTGCAAGGGCTAAGATTATTATAGGTCCCCACGGCGCGGGGTTCACCAATATGATCTTTGCACCGAAGGGTATACATGTAGTAGAGTTCATTTCAATGGAGGCACCAAACGTATGTTACTGGCACCTGTCAGAAATGATCGGAAACCATCATTCGATGATCCCCTGCTATACGAAGGACACCCAGTTCACAATTGATATAGGAGAGGTGTCCAAGCTTCTACCTTCTATTTGAGGCGAATAATAGTTAGTTTACTGGATGCATCGTCTGAGGGGTTCCACATATTATTGGCCTTGAACCTCTCGACCTTTTCACGAGCGCTGAACAGAAAGTTGTTGTGGAGGATCCTTGAAATGGATCGATCAAACACATACTCATTGGTCTTAAAATATACGTCCCCTACGGGATATTCATACCGATTTAGAATACGTAGAGAGCAGGAGTGCTGCGTGTTCTTAAGAACGTGCCAGACTGCTGTCTGATCGTGCATTTTTTCGTGCCGATTATTCTTCATATAATCCAGCGCGGCTCGCAAAAGCGCACAGGTAGCATCTGATCGCTTTATCGTCCAGAATCCAGTGCATCCAGTGTACAGATCATCCTGCATGACAAAGTCTTCCGTAAACGTTTCAAGTTCGGGTATAGGGTTGGTGAAGAGAACGATATCATTGTCAATCCAGAAGAGTAGCTCACCGTTTGGCATAGCGCAGAGTGTATCATGAATCAATTGAAGCTTCCGAAGGGTTATATCGTAAAACTTCATGGTCCAGAAGTTTGATGCTTCGGGGACCTCGTTCATAAGGTAGATCGAAAACAGGTTCAGAGGTATCCCAACCTTCTCTGCCGTATTGAGCATATTTTTCATCATATCGACCTGACCCATATTCGTCATCGAAAGAATTTTCATATTGCGTATAAATAACTATTTCATGTTCATCGTAAGCAAGTTTCCCTCTCGAGGAAGACCTGAAAAGCTCAAGACTGTCTTGCGGAGATACGTAGACATGGCGGCGGATATGCGTCGAATGTTTTTCATGGTGACCCTTGATTCTGATGATTCTACGGTTTCAATTGAACTTATTGATTCCCTGTTGGCTATACATCCAAACATCAGAGTGACGGTGGGTATATCGGGGACAAAGGTAAAAGCGATTAACCGAGACATGGAAACCGCCCCCGCATTTGATATACTTTTATTAGCTTCGGATGATATGATTCCAATTACTTACGGGTATGACAATATCATCCGACATGCGATGCATAAACACTATCCGACAACAGACGGCGTTCTCTGGTTTAACGACGGACATCAGCATAATGGTCTGAACACACTGGCGATCATGGGTAAAAAGTATTATAATCGATTTGGATACATTTATAATCCCCTATATAGAACCGCTTGGTGCGATAACGAGTTCACCGAAGTTGCAGATCTCTTGAAGAGACAGACCTACTTTGACCAGGTCATTATCGAGCATCAGCACGTACTATTTGGACTGGCACCGAAGGACGAGACCTACATAAAGAATGATATAGGAGGAAATGAAGATACCGAACTGTATCGTCAACGTAAGGGGGTCAATTTCGGTGTGACTTCACGTTTACTGCTTCCAGCTATAAAAGTAAAGATATACAAATGACTCGTATAGCTCTCTGGACAACATATTACAAGCCAAAAGACGACCAACGAAATTCTGAGTTTATCCGTTGTCTGACTATAAACGCAGGGAATCCATACGTCGATGTATTCTATATTCTTTCTGAGGAGTCCGTTATTCCGATAATAAACAAGAAACTGCAAGTTATAAAAATCAACGAACGCCCTTCGTACAATTCTTTTTTTGATCGGTACAAAACACATGAACCAAACTCTGTAAACGTACTCATTAATACAGATATCGTGTTAGACTATCGACACACCCAGCGTCTTTTACACGTCAACAACGGCAAAATATTTTTTGCACTTACTCGTTACGAATTTCCTACCCCCGCGAAACATATAAAGTCGATGAACGATATTTTAGCCGTACCAACTGAACTTTACGAGGGTGACAGTATTATTGATTCACAGTTCTATTTCACACAGGATACGTGGGTTATATTCGGTTATCCAACCTCTGAGGGCGTATTTACCGAACAGGTTGGTACTCCAAAGTGTGACGGACGTACCGCTTTACATTTCCATAGACTTGGTTATAAGGTATATAACCCATGCTTGTCAGTGTTTACGTATCATATTCACGACAATCCAGATCGTTCGTACTATCCGCCAAGCTGCCCCGGAGATATTCTCTATATTCGACCAACGTCGATTGGAGCAATCAGTGAGCCAAACATACCACAGGTAGCGATAGTTAATGGTGGAGATGCAGTGGGGATTATGCCACAGGTGGTACAGCGAAAACGGCCAGTTGTTTCGTTCCTTCGATTATAAATCTATTTTTATAAGATAGTTATCCCAAAAAAATAGACGCTGTTAAGCGCTGTTTTATAGTTTAGTTATCGCTCCATTCATCCCAGTGCTTAGGCCTTGAGAAAATGCACCTTCAGGAACGACTGGAGGTTCAGGTACGTGACCGTGTCCTTGTCCGTCACGCGCAGGAGGCGGGACAGAACACCGTCGGGGATGATGTGGCGCTTGTTGGCGGGGTCGAAGCACGAGTGCGTCTTCACGTAGTTCGAGACGAACTTCGTGACCTCCGTCTGCGAGCGCTGGGAGCCAGCGGGCAGCTGCATGAACGCGCACAGCTCCGTCGAGAGGCCACGCGGCTTCAGGAACGCGTTCTTGGAGCGGCGCAGCTCCCACGCCGCCTTCTCCTCCGGCGTCATGTCGGCCACATCCTTCTTCACACGGCGCTTCTTGCCGGCCTCCTTGACCTGCTTGGCAGCCGCCTTCGCCGCGATCAGCGTGTCGGCGATGATCTCCTTCAGCTCGTTGGCCAGGCGCGTGCGCACCTCGCGCAGGCGCTCAACTACGCTGCCGATCGAGGCCGGGGCAGCGCTCTCCGTCGCAGGCGCCTCAGAGGCGGCCGGCGCAGGCGCGGGGGCAGCGACCGTCGGGACAACGACCTCCGTCTTAGCAGCGGGGGCCTTGCGGGCGGCCTTGACCTTCGGCTCAGCGGCGCCGACGGCGGGGGTGGGGGCGGGGGCGGCAACAGTCTCGGCAGGGGCGGCAGCCTTCTTGGCGGCGGTCTTCTTCACGGTCTTCGGCTCGGTGCTCATGTTTGAGTTAGTCTGAGACGGCTTTGCGGACATTTCTAACGCGGTTATGTATACTATGGGGTGCCACCCCGTAAATAGGTAACAAGTTGAAAATATGAGATGAAAAATCGCGAAGACCTATCGGTGCGTTTAGTCTTTGTTCTAGACAAAGGGGCGAAGCATGCTGAGGGCATTCCTTCTCGCAGCGGTCTCATTTGTAGGAGCACAGACCATGGGATACGACTGGAACGGGTTTAGTGCGTCCGGTCTTGGCTGCGGATCAGATTCGGGCGCCCTCAACGTAGGTCTCTATCAGTCCCTGCCTCCTGGAGCCACTGGTCTGAAAGTCAAGCAGATTGCGTTCGCGATCTACGGAACCAACTCCCTTCCCCCCTTTATTCAGCTACACGGGAGTACCGCTACCCCCCGTCTTTCAACCTCGTCTGCAGTTCAGTGCTGCGGGTCGGGATGCGATTTGGCCGTTCAAGTAGCAGCAGCAGGATACTCGTGGTACAACTCCCCATGCGGCCAGGCCCCGTGCGGCAATGCTAACAAATGGTACTACATGGACTTCTCTGGGACGGCAGTGGGAACCACAGAACAAACAGGTATCTCTGAGGCAACCTTCTACAATGCGGGCGGATCCCAGATAGGTGCCAACATGATTAATCTCGGTTCGGGGTCTGTGTTTTTCATGTCGTATACCGTTATCATTCCCTCTCCCACGCCGACTCCGTCTCTCACGAAATCTCCAGTGTCGCCAAGTTTGACGGCTTCGGAGACTGCGTCTACCTCTGTATCCAGGAGCGTAACAGCCAGCGGATCAATAGACCCCACAGATTCTCGGTCGGTCAGTGCGAGTCGGAGCACATCTCGTACTTCAACGACAGACGTTACTGATTCACGAAGCCCGTCTACGAGTATGAGTCCATCGCGGGCTCCTTCCGTAACCGTATCTCCATCTCGTGCTGCTTCACTCACCCAGTCTCAGTCTAGAACTGCATCTCCCGTATCTTCATCCCCAACACCAACGGTAACTCCGTATCTCCCATGGTTTCAGGGTCTCACGGGATGCTGTCATAATTCACTGGATACATCGGTACAGGCCCTGAACGTCCTGACGCCACATCCGTACCCGAACATGGGAATTAACCGTATTTCAATCCAGTTTTGGCCCCTGACTGCAGGAACGGCGACCTTCACGATTGCTCTCATGCCCGTGGCTGGAATAAGTTTCCCAGGTGCGAGTATTTTGGCATCAAAGACGTTTTCTGTGGTATCTCCGGGCAGTTTCCCAACCTATCCCCAACAGGTTGCAACATTCACCGATCTTGACCCAATATCCTCTTATGTTCTGGGAGGAGATGTAGAGTATGTCCTGGCGTTCTACAATGCGACTCCCGGAATCATAGACCTTGTTGTGGGCGTTTCGAGTTTATCTCCGTACTTTTGGAACGGGCTGATGACTGAATCGACGGGATCATTCTATACGGTGGGGGAAACAGATCCTACCACGGCATTCTGGTATCAATCAACGAACATCGCGTTTGTGGCTGTAGGGGCTGGGTCTGTAACCTCCAGTTCACCATCAATATCTATGTCAAGGAGCTCCAGTACTAGCATATCGGCAACGTCGTCATCGAGTCCCAGCGTGACAAGTGCGGTATCTCAGAGTACGATCGCAACAGACACCTCCAGTTCCAGCATAACTACCACTGCATCATCGAGTCCTAGTACGACTACCTCTAGGTCTCAAAGCACAAGCGTATCGGAATCACCATCGTTGAGCCCGAGTGCGACAGCTGCGGCATCTCAGAGCATAAGCACCAGCGCAATAGACAGTTCAAGTTCTAGCGCGACTCCTTCCGGATCTCAAAGCACAAGTTTATCAACAACTAGTTCGCGGAGTTCTAGTTCTAGTATAACGGGAACCTCCTCATTGTCACAAAGTAATACTGTATCGGGAACTACGTCATCGGGCGCTAGTTCTAGTTCTACCATAACACAAACTGTATCGCGTAGTTCTAGTGTGCCAGCTACAGAATCTCAAAGCGCGGATGTATCTACCACCGCATCGACAACGTCTAGCGTGTCTATAACGGTATCCGCTTCTATCTCATCAAGTACTAGTTCTACCATAACACAAACGGTATCGCGTAGTTCTAGTTCTGACATATCAGCATCTCAATCCACGAGCGCTTCCTTTAGTCTAAGTATAACAGGTAGTGTATCTGCCACGTCTACTATAACCCAGAGCCAGAGCGTCTCCACGTCTTCACACACAACCTATTCGCCATCTATGACGGTGTACATAACAAGTTCTTCGTCGATAACAGCAAGTCTTACGTCATCCACATCAATTACTCTGAGCCCGTCTCCTCAAAGTTTCCAGCAGGTAAATAATATAAGCACAGCAATGTCGGCGACGTCCACTCCGCAGTTCATGTTTACCGCGTACCCGACCACAAGCCCCACATACAGTCCTACGCAGAATGCCACCCTCCCTATCATTGTGGTGGACGGTCAAGCTACAAACATGACAACCACCAATGCCCTCATCGGAAGCACTCTAGCTCTCATTATTGTTGCGGTAGCTCTGGCGGCTGGGCGGTATCTCCCAGCTGGATGGGCGCAGCGGTGTCGTCGTATGATTCCCCAGTCCACAATTGATAATTTCAAGCGCGACCCACTCGGATCGGTGACCGCGATGGTCAACGATCCCAAGAGCGTACTCAAAAATGTAAACATACAGATCCCAGACAGCGTGAGGAGCATAAGTGATATGGTTCCCCAGAGTATCAAGGATAAGATTGTTCCTAAGGAACTACAGGAGATTGTTGGTATTGCCCCATCGGCAACGGTTCCACACATTGATACAGAATCTGTTACGCCCGAGACGTCTCCTCCTCCCCCAGCTTCTTCCCGAAAGATTGATATTGCTCCTCCTCCTCCTCCTCCTCCTGTTCGCCGAGAAATAGCCCCCGAACCAATACAGGAAGAAAAGGAACAGGACGTTAAGGTTGAGACAGTTACCAGTGTTACCGAGGACAGTGGGGTTATTATTGTAAGGAAGGATGAAGAGGATGCTCCTCCGTCTACCATTCTAAAAATTGACCCCGCCGATCTAGAAGCGGTCCAAGCCCTCCTGACTTCTCGCAATGCCACCCATTCAGTTATTCAATCAAACGCATAAAGAATCACCGACGACGCCCTGGTATGGGCTGAAAACAGATAGTACGCGAATTCGTGCATTGCCGAAATATCGTACAGCGCAGAAAGCAGGAGCCCTGCAATATCATTGCTGAGTAGCGTCATGGACTCGTACGTGTTCATCACATTCCTCATGTTTTTCAGCCAGTTATGATACTTGAAGACTGTAGTATCACCGGTATGAGTATGCCACCACCGAGTATCTTCTGTCAGCGTATGAATCAACATCGTTAGCTGGGGAAACTCCAACGAGATGAAATGTTCGTGGTGAACGTCGTACTCATGTTCGCGAAGGATTTGGGCGATCCGCAACCACCGATTGTCACGCCGTTCAAGAATCGTCATCGTCGTTTGCTGACCTTCGTGGTAAATCGACAACCCGCGCTTCCTGCGGTACACCCAGAGCTTCCGGAGACGCCGAGTATCCTCCTTCGACAAAATCGTTCGAGTATACGGATTGCGAATATCTAGTTCCTTCTGCGACCACTGAAACATCGAGCGCTGATGAAACCACCAAACCTTACCGTCCTCTTCAATAGAAAAGTAGTCAAACGGATGAACCTCTGTCTTACCCTCGAGCGTTACAATCTCGTCATCGTTGTGACACAGAGATCGTTTCAGAACTCCTTTTCCAGCGAGACGTATCGGTACACGAACAATAAATCCTCGACACCGAGCCTGGAAACGAATAAGAATACGGAGAAGGGACGGGTGGGTCGTGATCCATGCATTAGGTTTCTTGCATTTCATATGTCGACCACAGTAGGCAAACTTAGACAGAGCTTTTGATTCGCATCTGTCTAAAGACAGTTTGTTTTTACATGCCAGACAACTCATTCCCTTACCTTCTTACTAGTGAATGATACGAAAACCGAATTCGGAAACCAATACGGAAATGTGAGGGAAAAACGGATCGGACGCAGGCTAGACATTAGGGTAGCACAACCAAAAGTAAAGAAATGTCCGCTCCTGCCGTCGTCAATATCTGCAAGATCAATGCCTCCGATATCGTGTTTGGTGATGTTAAGCGCAATGCAAAGGGTGGTGTATCAATTCCGTTCAAGTACAAGGGCCAGAATGTACAGTTCCGTTTCCCTCAATTCGGGTTCCCTGGCGGCTGCCTCGTCAAGGAGAACGAGAATAAGGATGGTAGCGTCTCAACGTCCTATATGATGTCTGCGTCGCTACAGGGTTGCGACCCGTATGCGACTGCAGTGGCGGTGGGTGCCGACGACGTCTCTAAGGCGTACAACTTCCTCCGCGAGTTCCAGGAGGCGGTGATCCAGGCAGCGGTTGCCAACTCTCCGGCATGGTTCGGCAAGAAGCGTGGTGAGGAGTCGATCCGCGATTCGTTCAACAAGTTCCTGAGCGTCTCAGTTGACAAGACGAACGACGGCTGGGTTCCGAACGGCAAGTACCCTCCGTCCCTCCGCTTCAAGCTGCCGGTGTACGACGGCAAGGTATCCATGGACGTGATTGATGCAGAGGAGAACGATATCCGTCTGGAGCCGTCCGGTCTCCAGGATGCGTTCCCAAAGGGCTGTGCCGCCAAGATCGTAGCGAGCGGCAGTATCTATGTCATCGGCCAGGGCTTCGGTCTGACGTGGAAGCCGACCTACGTCCAGGTGACGAAGCGCAAGCGTCAGACTGCGCGGGATATGTTCAAGGACGACGAGGACGATGGTGAGGATGCTCCCGCGCCGGTCGCAGGTGGCGCGAAGGCAGCGCTAGGTTCGGATGACGAGGATGAGGAGGCTGACGAGGAGGAGTCTGCGCCTGCCTCAGCTCCTGCGCCCGCGCCCGCGCCCGCTCCTGCCCCTGCCCCTGCTCCTACGCCAACGTTCGCAGAGGTGTCTGAGTCCAAGCCGGCTGCTAAGGGTCGTCGTAAGATTGGTGCGACGGCGTAAGCGCGTGTATCTGCTGGAGGTACGTAGAGAATACCATCATCATCAACAAATAATGTGAAAAACACGTTGTAGCGTGGCTCGTGTTTTTCCATTTGGCACCCAACATGATTCTTGCCCCGGCACCGTATACATAGCGAATCTGGAGCATCGTATACAGGAATATCCGATGGACGAATAATCGTGAGCGAGGTTCGGGAGCGCAGAGAATCTACGGTTGTCCATCCATTCCGCATACAGTCTTCATAGGCAGGCGCGGACATAATGTTCCACAGCGTTCGGTCTCGACATCCCCACTCTTCCTGGAATAGGGTAGAATACACATTCTCGCGAAACCAGTAGCAGATATGGTCTTCGCCACGATGTTCGGCTAGTCCTACGCGCTGATTGTTTTCGTCGTAGAGCCAGTATACTTGGAAATCCTCGTTCGAATAGATAGGGTCTATATTCCCCCGAAACACTAGACGTCCATCGTAGTTGTACTCCTCGACGTCTGTATTCAAATCAAAATCAGCAATGTCGGGGGTCACAGGGTAAACGACCTTCCGTGTTCGGGATAACATGTTATGGTTTTACGATAAGTTTTACCAGGAGATATCCCGCGAGGATCTCCAGGAGTTTTACCAGCGTGTGTTCGAAAGAATTACCTTCCCGGATCTCTCCCTGTAACCCGAAGAAGCGGACGTTGTGGATAAATTGGATGGCGTGGTAGAGCAGGAGAAGAGGTATGATCGCGGGAAGGAAGTAAGCTAGGCTTCCCGAGAGCACATGGATAACAACGTAGATGGGATCTTTGTACCAGATTCGCATATTCTTATGAGAACGATACAGTAATTTTTACGTCGTGCTTCTTGAGCGACTTGGTTGCCGAATGCGACAGTTCGTGGCGCTTCTTGCGAGTATGCTCCACTCCCGCCTTCTTCGGCTCGCCAGAGGCGTTCATGCGGGTCTCCATATCCGCGTGAATATCGTCGCGATGCTCAAACAGGTAGTCAATCACATCATCTTCCATCGCCCACGCAAAGAAGTTCAGCTGACCCACTGTGGTTGACACCCCCTGAAAATCAATGCGGGCATGGCGACAGAAGGGATCGAACATCTTCTTGCTATACGCCTTCAGATGGGACTTGTAGGCCAGATACACGATGACGTGTCGCCCCGTCTTTGAAATATAAGATACGTTATTCATCTTAGAATAGTTGGTGACAAACCAGTCGAGAATACGTAAAGAAATATTCGTCTTGTTGGCTAGAATATCGCGAAGAAGAGACAGACGTTCAGGCGTATAGAAATTGGTTAGGCGATGAAGGACCCAATCTTCCTGCGTAGAGATCTCGGCAGTGGTCGTCATTGTGTAAGACGGACACCTTTTCTGTAAGCGACTCTTAGAAATATATTGGTGTATAATAAACCACATGCCGTCTCTGGCCCAGCTCCGCGAACAACTCAGGAACGCACAGCACATTCTTCACGTCGCTCGCACAGGAAAGCACCCGGTCAGCGGTAAGGAAGATCTGATGGCGCGTGATATGTACAAGAAGAAGCCCCACCTTGTTCGCGAGGCGGAGGAGAACGTAGTCGCGTTAGAGCAGGCGATTCGGGACAAGTCCAAGCGCAAGACTACGAAGGGCGGTCGCCGTCGGGGAACTCGTAGCCGTCGTCGTCGGATGTAAAACGAATACCTTTTCACAGATCTCTCGGGATAGACTAATGGATGTCTTCGAACTACCGCTTGATGAGTGTACCCATCTTACACACAGGATCAAGAAAATCTGCAGGGATCGTGGATACCACTATGGGAATTATAAAGCGCAGGTATATCGACTTCTGGGTACCCACATGGGTAAGGTCTGGGCTAGGCGACGTGCGATCTTTAAAGTCCTCCGAGACTACGGTGTTGCTGACCAGCGAACAGACGCTTGGCACGCCAAACGCTCGGAAATGATCACAGCATCTGAGGTCACCAAAGCATTTAAGACCGCGACTCCTTCTGCGAAGAAGGAGCTTCTGATGCGAAAGCTCGATGGTCCTAAGCCGTCCGGAGGTGGAATGATGACGGCGTGTATGTGGGGCACCCAGTTCGAGCCGATAGCCAAAGAGATCTATGGCGATATTCAGGGAGGCGCCGAGATTGTAGATACGACCTGTGTCGGTCATCCGGTCTACAAGTTTCTCGGCGCGTCTCCTGACGGAATTGTTCTTACGAAAGATAAGCTAGATTACCGCTGGGGCAAGTTGGTAGAGTTCAAGTGCCCGATCTCCCGTAAGTTTACGCAGGAGAGCCCGATCCCCGACGATTACTACCACCAGATGCAGATGCAGATGGAGTGCTGCAATATTGACGAGTGCGATTATGTGGAGATGCAGTTCAAGACGTGCGGAAAGACAGAGTGGACAACGTCGGACTCGCCGTACAAAGGAGTGATTGTGGTCTATGACACGGGAGTGATTGAGTACAAGCCGAAGACCACAGATTTCGCGGCGTGGCGAAAGACGCTTGAGGGCGATGAGCTGCGTATCCTTTACTGGACCTTGAACAACATTCGGATCGAAAATGTTCTGCGAGATCCCAAGTGGATGTCGGATCATATTGAGGAACTCAATTCCTTCTGGGAGATGGTA